ATGAATAGCATCAAGACGTACGTTGAAGGAAAGTCCCTAAAGGTTTTCTTCATCATCAGTTATCAGGGAAAGAGATTCCAGGTCTATACCGGCATCACGAGTACCGTCAAGTTCAGCGGGATGGTATTCCCGAAGAGTGTTCCGAACGCAAGAGCCAAGACGGCCATGCTAGCAAGGCTATTTGCGTCCGTGGAAGAATATGTCTATATGAATGGTGATCTTCCGGCAGCAAGGATGAAGGACGAAATCAAAGCCATCATCAACGGAAGGGCTGCATCTGTAGAGAAGAATATTCTCTACTACATCGATGAGTTCATCAAGACCAAGGCCAAGGATAGCACCAAGGAGATATTTTTAAGAACAAGGAAGAGGATTGAATCCTTCGATGAACATGCCGACTTCGACAGCATCGACAGGGACTGGCTCGAAAGATTCCAGGCGCATGAGCTTCTGAAGGGTCGTATGAGCGGTGGAATAGCCATCGACCTCAGAAACATACGTACGGTGTTCAACTGGGCCATAGATAATGAGATTACCACCAAATATCCTTTCCGTAAGTTTTCCATCAAAACGGAGCGTCAGCAGTACCTGTATCTGAGTGCCGAGGAGATGAGGGAGTATCGTGACTTTCCGGTAGAGCCTTTCATGGAGAAGTACCGTGACTTGTTCATGCTCGGGTTCTATCTGATAGGCATCAACCTCTCCGACCTGCTCGAACTTCCTGCTGACTGCATCAAGAGAGGGCGCATCCAATACAAGCGCAACAAGACCGGCAGGCTCTACGACATCAAGGTTGAGCCGGAAGCGATGGAAATCATCAAGAAGTATAAGGGAAAGGACCATCTTCTGTGTATCCTGGATGACGGAACGAAGGAGTCAAGCTTCCGTAGAACGCTTGGTGACTACCTGAAGAGAATCGGACCTACCGAGATGAAGAAGAACAAGCGAGGCGCCTTAATCAAGAAGGAAATCAATCCACTTCACAAGGATATTATATGGTACACTGCCAGAAGAAGCTGGGCCACCATAGCGGCGAGCATTGATATTCCGAAGGAAGTTATCGGCAAGGCTCTGGGCCATAGTGAGTGGGATAGCGACACGACTTCGCTCTATATTCAGTTCGACAATAAGAAGATAGACGAGGCGAACCGAAAAGTCATAGACTATCTGAACGGTTAACAAGGAAAATCCCCACGCCATCAGGAAATGACGTGGGGAAAGTTATTTTATGACAAGCATCTATTTATCGAATTCGTTCAAATCCTTGGTAAGCTCAGAGATTTTTTTTGAAATCTCATCACACCTCTTATCGGAATGATTCATCGCATCGATAAGTTGTCTCAATGTTATCCTGTGCTTGCAGTAATTAACCTTTGCGTGTTCGCATGTCCATTTCTCCCTCCACAACATTTCCAGTAAGACGTAGAATCGGATAATCCTACTCTTCTTGACGATCTGATGGATTGCAGTATCCGACTCTTTCTCCGCCTCCTTCAGCTTCTCCTTTGTCTCTATCAGCTCTATTTGAAGCTTCTCGTTGCAGCGGAGGATGTAGCAGCATTCGGTAGCAAGGAGAGTTATGAAGAAGCAATCAGCAAACATGTTCCAGATTCCAAGAAAGGCTTCCACAATACAGAAGCATAGCCCGATGACAATGCACACGACAAAGATGTCGATGCGGTCGAAAATCATTTTTAATCTTTCTTTCATACGCTACAAATCGTTTTTATAATCGTTAGAAATAATCCAGGAGCTCATTACAATATTGAATATCAGCAAGAGAATAATGATGGCCCAGTACTGCCCGTCGGTAAGCTCGATGGTAAGATAGTCAAAATCCTCGAAGTTCTTTCTATGCCATTCCTTTTCTACAATCGGACCGATATACTCGGCGTACTTTTCAAGATTTACAGGATTGTTCATAAACCAATCTCTACTCTTTACGCCTACGACCGGGCTATCACACCATGAAAATGCGTTGCACCACTTAACCTTTTTGTTCTTATCGATTCCTACGCACACGACAAGCTCATTCTTGTTGCCGCCCTGCCAGTATGAGCGCTGCTTTTCAACTATTTCTTCCGGCTTGTTCGTAAAGAACAGGACGAACACCCTAAACTGCTTCCGCTCGCCATAGTATCCGTTCAGCCACCTCATGGCCTTCTCCTGATTCTTCGGGATCTTCAGTCCGAGAACAGGATTCTGGTCGTAAAGAACGATATCCGGATACTCGAACAGTCCAAGCTTGCGTGCCTGCTGATAATCAATATCCTCAAACTTGAAAATAGAACGTGAGGCTTTCACTTTATTCTTATAATCGTGCTCGGAAGATAATGTGTACGAGTTTTCAATGGAACCATCCCACGCCCATTCCTGAGCATCGCCATCCTTAGTGTAGTAATCCCTGTGCATATCAATGAACACGCTAGGGGTTCCAAGAATCTTTCTGACTACATTAAACTCGTTGTCGGTCATGAAGTATTCTTCCTTGTTCCTAGCATCAAAATAAGTCCAACGTTCAGGGTGATTGTCTACGTACGAACAATCGTATGTTTCCGTACGTTGATGCTTTCCGCTTCCAACGGTCCTTGTACACGTGCGGTGTATGTACTCATTCCAGGCATCGTAATGACGGATTCTTGTCACGTAGCTTCCGAGATACTCCGTGTCAGCAGCATTTGACTGTTTGAACACGAACTCCATGAGGATACCTATGAGGATGGAAGGAACAATGAGTACTGCGTATTCCCACCAGGTGGTCTGCTTCCTGAAGAAAATCAACAGGAAAGCAGCAACCACGAATGGGATTAGGAATATGAATATTTCCATAAGCTGTTATTTCTTGAACAGGTCTACGTCGTTATCCTCTCCAAGCTGCATGATCATCTTTGTCTTGGATGAGGAGATAACCTTGTATTCGATAGGTTTGGTGTCAGATATGAACCACTTCGCCGGATATGTCTTCACGAGCGTCTCGTGCTCACGGATGATATCGAGCATTCTCTCCTGTGATGTCTGAAACTCGGAGCGCTGAATCTCTATGGACTGCATGAGGTCCTTGTATAGCGAAACGTCGAAGTTAGGATTACTTTCCTTGATCCACTTCATAAGCGAGCCGTCTCCCTTTGAGTATCTGCCCTCGATAAGTTTCGGATAGATGGACTCGAATGCGGACTTGTACTCATCCGTAACCTGTGCCTTCTGCTGAAGAACCTTCCACATCTTGTCGTGAACACCCTCAATCTTGCCACGCTGAGCCTCTGACTGCTGGCGAAGTGAGATTTCCTGGTTGTTGTAATGGAAATAACAACCGATAACTGAACCTGCGGCGAGTACTACTATTGCGAGTACTGATGCCAAAATAATGTTTTTTACACTCATAATGTTTAAAAATTAAAAAAAATATACTTAGTCTTTTATTTTAAAAATATCAATCAACACAAAAGCACCTAGGAAGAGGAACCAGATACTCTTCTCTCCGTATGCCCTACTGGTGTCAAATCTTACAGTCGGTACTAGGTAATAAGAACCTTTCAGAATATCGCAATGGAAGGCTATCATTCTCTTTTTGGTTCTGATTTCCAGACGGTCAGTAATCTTGTTTAGTCTTATTTTCATATACTTAATCTTTTTGGTTTGGTAACTTGTTATTGAGCCTGATATAGAAGTCTTCCTCAGACTCTCCGTTCTCCTTGAAGTCGAGATTGTTTTCCTCAACGAAGTCAAGGATAGTCCAGACGCTCTTTCTACCGAGATTCCTGAGTTTCATAAGCTCTGACCTTCCCCGGAGATTACGAACCAAGTCGCCTACGGTATATACGTCGAAGCCTTTGAGTGCATTCAGAATGCGGACAGAGAAGCCACAGTCCTTTAAATCCCTGGAAAGGATCAGCGGAGGAAGTACTGCGCTACTGACTGGCTTGTCACCTTTCGCGCGCCGGTATTCATCGTAGCTTACCTGTAGAGACTTGATTACCTTCTTCAGGCGCTCAACTTCATACTGCAAGGCTTTGTTCGTTGAGAGCTCAGCAATGGCAAGATCCTCGTTGTAGGTGAGCTTGTTGCAAGTCTTATCTACAATCTGCCTGATTCTCGTAGGTGTCAAGTCGTACTTTAATGACAGTTCATCGTAGGACATTCCGTTAATGATATCCTTGAGTATATTAGACTCTCGGTAGGACAGATTAGGTACGACGCCGAGGTGTGACATTGTGTTGATTACACCGAACAGCATGCCTACGGCGTTTGCAGCAAGCTTGCCGTTTGCGGTAGCTCTGTTTCTCAGCTCAGTGAGCTCGACGTTGATTGCGCGCTTGCGATACTCGACTTCCTTGAGCTTCTCGTCAATCATCTTCTCGTTTGCTGCAATCATCTTGTATTTCTGAGCATATTTATCGATATCCTCGCTGTTGACATACATAATGCCGTGTTCGCCTACGTAGCTTCCAAGGATGCCTTCCTTGATGTAGTTGCTGATAGTCTGTCTTGATACTCCCAGTATCTCGGCAGCTTTGTTTCTTGTCATTCTTGCCATGTTATTTCTTGTTTTTTACTTTTATACTTCGTACTTACCATGAGCTCTTGCGTGACAATTACGGCAAAGCACCTTAACATCGTTGCAGGTATATTCCCATGGGAGCAAACCTTTCTTGTAGCCTACGTGGTGAACCTGCAATCGCTCCGTAGAACCGCAAACCTCACACTTGTGTCCACGAACAGCAAAAACAAACTGCCTGAATGCAAACCAGCGAGGATCCTGCAAGAACTCGTCGTAGTTCATTTTTACAGCTTTTGTCCTAGCATTAGCTACCCTTCTTTGGTATTTCTGCTTACTTTCGTGCTTTCTTGGCTTTGGGATACCAAGAAGCACCGCCTGGTCGTTCCTTCGTCTTTGACTCACGACACTATTTCTAGCATCAACCAATGCTGACCACGACTTAGTACGAACGCCTTTCGCGGTGGTCCAGTCTCTAGCCTCGAACTCTTTATAGAGAGCAAACGGGTCGATATCATAGCCCTTTCTCTCTATGTAGTCACAAAACTCCTCCAATGATGGAGTATCTCTAACAATATCTTTTCTCATAATCTCTACAATTTATGACATTAATATTCTTTTTGAAAAGGCTCAGGTCCGCTCCCTTCGAAGTCTCCCTCTGCCACTACTATTATTATATGTTACTTTTTACCCATTATCATTTTTCTCTCGATTTTCTTCTGATCAGAACCGCTTTTTGCCTTCGAAATCTGACTCTTGATAGTCTTGTATTTGTTGGCGCATCTAAGTTGTCCTTTCCTGTATTTTGCAGAGATGACAATGAGCGTTCCGTCTGCTGCGCGGAAACTCTGATTGTTTGTACACAAGCACGCATCAACGTTCGCCTCCGTGCATTGAATTATCTTTTGTACTGCTCCAGACTTAACGAGAGACTTGACGGCTTTTCTCGCCTGATACAACGTACCGTTAATGTCTTGTGCCATCTTGGCGTTTGAGTAACTTCCGGTGTACTTCTCATCGAATGGTTTCTTCAACATACGAGCTTCCATCTTTCGGGCGTTGCGTACACTTTTAATCGAGTGCCCGTTAACAGCTCTACCATGCGTATTGATGACTTCTTCGATAATATTAATCTTGTTACTCACGACAACCTTGCGCACAAGACCCTTAAGGTTCGGCAGGCTGAGTTTGCTTATTTCCCCTCTTCTTGTCTTGTAGCTATAATTGTAACTCTCGTGAATTTTGTTCGCTATGATTCTTCTCACACCGAACTTGTTCGTATCTATACGGCAATAACCGAACTCAATAGCAGAATCCAGGTATCGCTTGAAATCCTTCTTATTGAAACCAAGAGCATTCGCTGCCTGGTTTGTTGTTCCAAAATGAAGGTCTGAAGAACGGAACAGGAACTTTATCTTAAGGGCAAAGCAAAACGCCACCAAACGACTGTCATCGCTCAGTGCAATCTGTGCCTGCTTAATTCCTATTCTGATATTTTTCATTACCTCATTTAAAATTAAAAACTCCAATGGACCAGAGGTAGAGGTTAGTCCATCGGAGTTATATTTTGGCATATGTGATCGCTCATACGGTTGCCAATCCGAATAGCGTTTGTGAATCCTTTCGTGCTTACTACTCAGCCTCTACACCTTTCACTTGCATTGCAAAAGTACAATATCTTTCTGTACCTTGCAACAGGCTGATTTGCACCAAAAATCCGCTCATTCAAGTAAAAAGTAAAAACAAAACTCTCGAAAGTGCTGATTTGGCTAAGTGTTTCGATTAGAGTAAAAATAATATTTTGTGCTATTCATTAAAGTACAGAATATTTACAATTAACGTAGTTTAAGAAAAATGTGTGATTTTCGTTGCTTTTTCGGTGGTTATCTTAATAAAATAGCCGCCCATCTACAAGTGGATAAGCGGCTAGTTGTATGAATTAATCCTTGACTTCGCACACATGTTTTACGATATACGCGAAACCGATGAGTACGACGGATGATAGAAAGGAAGCAATGCCGATTGGGATTCTATCTATTGCGGCATAAGCTTTGAGGTCCGAGTCAAATATTGCTGCGCCTAGATTGTAGAGGACAACCAATGCAGACACGACAGCGGCAATATTTCCGGCTATCATGAGAATCTTTACTACTAGTTTTTCACTCATACCTAAAGACTTGATCGTGTTGTCGAGGGCTTAGATTTCATTACTCTTTATCTAAATTAAGCTGGTCTTTCAAAGCATCATCGAGCGTCCAATCTGCTTTTTCGTACATGGCTTCACCTGCGCCTGAGTTAAAATCAATATAATAAAAACTGCTATCTTCGCTTACAGTAACATTATATCCCTCGTATTCAATTTGCTTCTCCGTCATAGGGATAAAACGAACACATTTCTTCTTTAGATAGCTTTCTACTTCATTTTCAAATTTATCATCTACATAGATAAAGTTCTCTCCATTCTTCTCAGAGAATGTAGCTTGCGGAATATCTGCCATGAACTCTTTTTGAAATACTTCTGTATCAACGATATTGTTGATGATATTAAATTTCTTCATATTATTTCCGCTTAACCGTGATGCGTAGGGCTTAAATTATTACTCGTCAATAATATCACATCCATTGATGTTTATGTATTCAAAAACGCCTTTATTCTTGCGTTCCTCGTTCCACTTTGCAACTTCTAACTTTGTGACAGAATCACGACCAATGAGTTTCGCTGCATACTTTAATGCCTCGTTTTTATTCTTAAACTCTTCTCTGTGATATTCTCCATCTACATACGAAGTCAATACAGAGCGACAGTTGAAGTATTTGCCTTCTGCGTCGTTTGTAGCATAGACCTCACACATTTCCTCTTCCACTATGAAATACACCTTCATGCCGTCATAGTGTTTTTCGAGGAGCTTATTGAAGTCCGTTGCTCCCCATGCCTCCTCTGCACAAATTTTTAATAGGCCGTCTGATAACTCGCATGTATGGATAAATCCGCGAATGTAGTTGTCACCGATTTCTTCGCCAAGATCCAGGATGATATTTCCTTCCCAGTTCTCAGACGCTCCTTCCTCCATTACAGGACGCTCTTTATTCATAAACGCCTTGCAAAGGTTGCTTAACTCCTGAAGATCCTTCTGCTTGCCTTCAATACGATAGCTTGTGATTGCCCAATTTGCCATAATTCTTATTTTTAAAAAGTTATTAATTGCAGGAGCCGAAGCTCCCTATTTTTGGCTAATCGGGGCCGTTTTAAAAAATCCCCTCCTACCCTCACGGGCAAGAGAGGACGCTCATTTAAACAATCTAGCTATGAAAAACTAGAAATATCTTATTTCCCGCACTTAACAACTTCGAAAACACGATGCTCTCTGTCGGCGGAAAGTCTATTACCTTCTTCATCGCATATGTGGCCATCTTCGTTGACCCATAGCTTCTGGTTGAACATTTCTTCGCACATTCCCAGGATCTTAAGATATTCCTGTGCCTCGAAGATGACGTTCTTGCCATCACGCTCTGCCCTCTTGAAGTTATCGATAAGATCTGGATTCAGGTCAGGTGCAGTGATATCGTACTCATCCATTTCATCGTGATAGTGGATGTTGAGAATCTCCAACTCTTCCACCATTGCGGAGTTCGTACCAATCTCGCCAGTCAGAGCCTTCATAACGGTCTCCTTTTCTAGCTTTTCGTACTTCTTCCGACACTCATTGATGAGCTTATTCAACTCTTCTTCTGTATAATCTTCTACCATATTCATTATTATAATTGGTTAAACAATGCAGGAGATGGCAGCTGGCCACCTCCAGTTTTAGCTTAATCCTCACCTAGACCGTTATCGAGGTCTTCTTCATAGACGCCGAACAATCTCAGTGTATTGCTGTCAATCTCGGTCTTACCGACAATGTAGCGCTGTGTCATCTGTATATTAGGCATGCCGTTACTGGTATGTCCCATCATGACGGCAATCTGCTCAAGAGGCACTCCCTTCTTTGAGAGATTCGTTGCGAACGAGCGTCTGCCGGTATGGGATGATACGAACCGATACTTCTTTCCAGTCTCTTCTTTTCCAGCTTTGAACACCTTTGTATTCGTATCTATTCCGCAGTCACGACAGATATCGCGGAGTGCTCTATTGAACGTCCTTTCACCTATCTCACCCGGAAGAGGCTCGTCACCAGTACCGCATACGAGGAACTTACGGAGCTTCTTGTGAAGTGGAACCCTTACCTCGGTCTTTGTCTTCTGGGTAACATAGACGAGGAAGTGTCCGGTATCATCTATGTTCTCTTCCGTCATTCTCTGGCAGTCGCTGTAACGTGCGCCACAGAGACATTCCATGATAAACATTCTCTGAACATATCTTTTTGTTTTCCCTTGAGGGTTGTACTTTATGATTCTGTTTATCTCCTCATCAGAGAGATATACAGATTGGACCGGTACAGCCTTCGCTCTAAGTATTCTGCCGAACGTAGGACTAGGAATTTCCCTGGTAGCATCGTTCTCACGTATCACGGCCTTGATGGTTGCACATACGGTTCTTGCCGAGTTAGGAGCGTAGTTCTCCTGGATCTTCTCGAAGAGGTCACGGAGGTTGTCATCGGTGACGTCTTCCCATAATGGCTTATGTCCAAGCATCTCTTCGAACATCCTTACAACCTTAATAAGTTTCGGGTATTTCCAGATGTATGCGCCATAGAACGTGTCATGCCTCCAGGCGTTGCTGTGATAATTGGCGAACCAACCCTGCTTGATGGCAGTCTTGTACTTCTGCTGCTGAGTGTAGCTCAGAAGTCTCTCCCAATCTCTTGTCTTGATTCTTATTTCTTCTGTCATAATTCTAATATTTTGGTTACTAGTGGCAAAGATACGAAAAGTTTATAACATAAACCATCGTCTTTGCCGTTTTTAACGCTAAATTAACTTTCGAGCTCATCGTTTAGCTCGTAGGCAATACGGGCGAGCGACTCGAAATCCATCTCAAAATCCATAGGGGATACTCTCTTCACCACTCTTTTGTAGCTCATCATACGTAGAGTGATAGTCGGGATAGCGGTATCCTCGACGTTAGTTTCAATGAGGACAGCTTCGAAAAGTCCGTCGCTGCACTTAACCGGGTTCTTAAGTTCCTTGCTTAGGATTCCGCGCTCTCTCATAATCTCACGGATGGTACATGCAAGCTCCATCTTGGCTGTTGAACGCAACTCATCAATCTTGTCTTTCAATATTTTTCTCTTCATAATCTTAATATTTTGGTTTGACTTGATGCCCACCGTTCCCGGCAGGCTTGTTTGGCTTAGTCTTTTCTTTCGATATCAAGGCCCGTAAGCACGCCTTTCATATAGGCTAATGTCTCTTCCTTGCATTCCGATAGAAACTTCTGGCAGCCATCAATGATAACGCCGTACTTACCGCTCGGATAATTCTGTAGAGAGCACGAGTGGTAATGCTTTCCGGATTTCTCCTCGATTTCTCCTGCGAGTCGCTTCCCTTCGTCGGTCTCATTTGGACGATTTTCTGGGTACTCATCGTAAAAATACTCGTGCCATAAATCTAGTAGCATATCCTTGCAATCCTCCATATCTTGCAAAATATCCGATAATTTGTATGGCGCGCCGTTAGCACCATGTCCATCCTCGCCAATCCATTTACTGGCTTCCTCGTCAGGATCGAAGTCGCTATAATATTGATACAACTTATCCATGAAGTCAGACTTATTGCCATTCTCGAACCAAATTGTGGCGATGAAGTCTTGGTCTTGTGGGGAATACTTCTCTAACTCGACGCAAACCTCACCTCTTTCGTTAGGTGTATCGTCAACATTATAACTCCATCCTAAATCCTCTGCTATTTTAAAAAAATCATTCATATTTTTAATTTTTATTGGTTAATACTGGGAGCGTGAAACAATAATGTTCCACGCCTTGTTCGGCTTTACACCGGCAGAGACACGATGTATTCCTTCTTCTTCTTTCGTGTTCTGCTCTTCACAGTGAATCCGCAAAAATCTCTCAGCCACCCGGCAGCATTGCCGATGAAAGGCTCGTTCACTATAAGGATAGGACGGAGCATCCCGTTCTTCTTCATGTACTGAAAGTCGGTGAATTCGAACGGGTCATTTGGGTCTTTGCTTCTCTTCTTCCACACGCTGACATCGAGATAGTCTATGAAGTCTCCCTCTGGCGGGTTATTCATTTCGATGAATCTCTTAGGCGTAAGTAGAATCGTATCCTTAGGCTCGTGCGCCATAAAGAAATTCTCTACAACCTCGTTGAACTTGTCCATGTCCATCTGTTTTTGGACAATGCCCTTTCTCTTCATAATGTCGGAAGCTTTGAGCATTCTTGTACCTCTTCTTGCTGTTGCCATAATTCACAAAATTTTAATTGGTTAAACATAGTACCCTCCGAAGAGGGCTTTTGGCTAGTGTGCAAGGAATCCTACCGCCTGACCTTTCCCGATAGACCAGCACAACCTATCTTCCTTCAGACACGTCTGTGCAGTTCCCGGTACACAGACGTGTTCCTTCCGGAGCAGACGTTCCGCTCTCGAAGATAGGATGCGCCTCCGAAAATCCGTGGCGGTTATCCATCTTGAGACCAAGCCACCCCGAAAAGAGGATGTGCATGTTCTCTGGGATTACGTTGCCCTCATCGAGATACTCGTTACACACATCGAACATCTTCGTGAACGCCAGGAACTTTGTATTCTTATGCTTGCGAGCAATCTCGCACATCTTGTCAAGATACCATTTGTCCTGGATGTCACCTCCGATATGGAATCGGAATGCTCTAGGATATCGGTAGTTGAGGTAGCCATCAATCTCCTTGAAGTATCGCTCAGGATCATCGTGGTAGATTGCAGAGTTGATGGCTCTCGTCTTGATAACCTCTTTGTAAATCATATCGTTGCGGAGGTCATAGCAGCTCTTGGCGCATATTGCACAGTTACCGCAATCCATGACCGGAATGAGCGACACGGATGGGATAGTTCCCAATTTTGTGTTGCCATCACTGATCTTGACATGCAAGTCGCTGACGTTCTCTAATGCGTTCTCATAAGCTGCCTGTGCCTTTGACAGACGAGTCTTCATTCCTTCCTTACCTAATGTCCAGTAATTTCTACTCATAATTCTAATTTAAAATTGGTTAAACTTTGGGAACAAAAAACCGGCGTGTCTCACGACAGACCGGCTTTGAACCATTTAAACAAAATTTAGTTATGATATGAGTAGTCAGCCGCTGTTAACGACTGACATGTTTGGCTAATCTTCATCTACTTTTACATTGTAGTGAAATCTTACTGTAAGGTAATCTGTGCTCAGAAAGAATGTATAGATTAAAGGCTCAGCCTGGCGTTCGTCGAGATACTGCTTCGTATCGTAATAGTATATGTTATTTTTTGATTCGCCAGTCAGTCGTTTGACAATCTCTCTACCCCACTCTGATGTAATCCACGATCGTAGCTTCCTGATAGATAGGTAGTTTCCGCTATACTCTATCATTGTAGGTGCGCCTCCGACAAATCCCAATGAAAAAAACTTATTGGTGAGATATTGCGAATCGTCAAAGATGGCGTCTAGAAGTGATTCCTCGACGACATTCTTCCCGTCAATAAGAGCCTTAATATACTTTCTTGTGTCTACATTAATTTCTTTCATAATTCTTCATTTTATTGGTTAGACTTTGAATCGGTTACCGAATCAGTAACCGACTTTTGGCTAAAATGGTCCCCGGCTGGCGCCTTACTCTATAAGTTCGATCTAGAGAGCTTTAGCTCGAAGGATTACCTCCAGTAGTGACTGGAGGAGATCCTTCGTTGAAGAAGCTCTTGTAAACATAGCTGCCGGGCCACCATTCTTCAGGCGGCGAACCTTACGTCTTACTGATGATTACTTGTTCTCGCTCTTGGCTTTCTTCCATTCAAGAATCTTGCCCTGGACGCTTATATTATTGTCCTTGATAAGCTGCTTGAGTACACCGAGCATCTTCCAACCCTCTTTATCGTAGAGCTTGGCTTTAGACTCAAGCTCCTTCAGAGAATTAGCCTCTGACATCTTTCGTCCGTTCTTCATGAATCTTGCTCCATGGAACATGATGAGGTTTCTCATCGTGTAGTAGGAACCAGACCCTTTGTAAGCATGAATGAATGCATCTGCCTGCTTGGTATCCCATGCGAGATGCTTGCGGTTCTTGTTGAACTCGCGAACTGCATCGTAGAGCTCCTTGTAGGTGTAGGTCGGTACAGCACCCATCTTGTTGGCAAGGTTACGGAGAGGAGTATAGACCTTTCTCTCCAAGTCTGCGACAAAAATGTCCTCGCTCTGAAGACGGATATAAGGATTACCCTTGCAGGTATGCTTGTATGTCTTCTTCTCGTTTCCATCCTTGTCTTTCTTGGTAGTGTAGATGCACTTGTCGTCAATGTAGCTGCGAAGCTTGTTAATATAGTCAATAGCCATATCGTGTGCTACGCAGCCGTTGAACCAGCGATTTCTCGCCTTGGTGTTCTCGTAGTCCTTGTGGTCACACATCTTCATCTGAGCATACAGCTCGTTCTCCAACATGCGCCACTGATACTCGTAGCCCTTGCGCTGCAACACCTCGTTGAATGACAGATAACTCTTATCCATGTCTCGCAACATGTGGAACATCTGAGACATAACCCAACGACGGAACAGCTTCCAGTTGCTTACGTATCCACCCTCGACAATCTGCTTGCCTACCGCATCGATGGTTGCATCGTCCATATCAACAGGAACTGCCGCACCATTTTCGATTTTGATAAGCTTGTCGTCACCGAGAGGGAAGTACTTACTTACGTCAACGCCTGCTGCCTTAAGAGCTTCGAGTCGCATCTGCGCCTTGGTCTTCTTACCGGTAGCTGCTGTAGCCTCTACATTGTTAGTTACGATGTTCAAGTTCTCACCAGTGATTGTTACAATCTGCTTCATAATTCTAATTATTTTAAATTGGTTACTAAAAATTTATTTAACTCTTGTGGATGAGGCTTACACCCCACCCTTGTTTGGCTCAACCCAGTCTCTGAGGATAATCAGGTCCCTGTCATTTTCAGACCGCCAGAACCATGTTCCCCATCTGTTCTCCCATGCAAGGTTGCCTCTGAGCAGCTGCATAAGGACGTATAGTTCTAGCTTGCATCTCGCTACCTCACGTCGCTCTCCGTACATCATATCTTCGTCTGAGAGCTCTTTCTCCGGCAAAGCCTTGAAGTAGTAGCGGCGATGTGATTCAGAGCGTTCAGACGGCACAGAATGCTTGTATGCCTTGTATCTCTGCTCTATTGCGAACAGGACTACTGCATGTGTCAGGTAAGGTGTATCTTTCGGCTTATCTTCCTCGGACATCACTATCTTGCCATTCACTCTACATGTTCTCTTCTGAAAGTTGATGGTGAACTTAGCACCATTCTCAACTGCATTGATAATCTCGTCGTATGTCATAATTCTATTGTATTGGTTAATAGGGATAGTGCTTATTCTAGCACTATCAAATTGGCTTCTTCGAGTTCATCCTTACTCAGTACATCTTCGTCTTCTCCGACGTGGATATAGAACTTATCTCCGTTCGCCCACTCCATTGCACGCATATACAACCAGTGAGCATCCTCGATAGAGAATCCGTCTGCACTTACAGAATCAAGCATCTCACCCATGCAAACTTCTGACGTTTCGTACTCTTTCTTAATTTCCTCAAGCTTCTTTAGTAATTTGCTGTTCATAATTCTTAAATATTGGTAAATAGGAGTGCGCTCAGAGAATCTGTTGCGTAACTATAAGGTCTTGATTAATACTGTATCTGAGTCCTGACGGATCCAGGTAATCACCTGGATGCTCAGGATGATTGATACCGTATTGTACAATCTATTCTCCTTGCGCACAATTCGGCTCGCAATAACCTAGTCTGACTCAACCTGATACGTTGCATTGCTTTAAGTTTTTGATTAAGGGCGTGGCATTGTTATGAAGCCAACCTCAGGAAGCGTACGCTTCCCCATCCTTGGCTTCAGAATCTATGAAACGCTCGATGAACTCTCAGAACTTGCCAGACATCGCTGCAATGCGCATGACTTATCTCATGTATTATGTTGCATGGATATATGTTCGTGATTCAACCCCGTGGATTGGATACCAGCGCCTGCGGAGATATCGGCAGGCGCTGGTATACCACTCACGTGGTATTAAACCTCATACTCTTGATAAGTCGTGATGCAATTCACATGGTTGTTTGTAGGTACACTCATAGGTCTGTTGCCTTCCTCTATCTTGGCGATTGAGGGAGCTGATATCGCGGGGAGCATCGTTGTTCTAAGGATGCCTCCCCGCGAGTTACAAAGCTCGTGATATAAAGGATCCCTCCTCGTGTACCTCGTTTGGCAATAACGTTGTCTTTATCTGAGAGCGTGGCACGTAGCTGTAGCAGCTTGATTCGAGGGCTGTTATAAGCGCCGGATGACGCTGGGGATTCCCAGCGTCAGCCGGCGAGCACAACAGTCACTCATAAATTCACTCTCCTCTAAAGACTACCCTCGTGCTTGGGTGATTCTCTGACCGATGGCTCGGCACAATACTTTATGATTCTGATTTGACACAGGATTCGCCAGACTCAGGATCCTGGGACGTCGTAAGTAGTATACGACGACGTCCTGGATCCAGAGTCTGGTTAAGAGACCTGTTTCATAAACTTTTGTCATCCGTCAGGGATTGGTGGTGTGCGCCACCGGTGGAAGTCATGCGGACCGGCACATTTCTGTACTTCGTTGATGAGCTACGCCTTGTTCGTCATACGAACATCCTGCTGTCTCAAGTTGTAAACTTGGATAGCTGGATCAATCAGATGATGTTATAGAGGCGTTGCCTGAATCTGTCCGTCCTTCTCCCACGTCCGTGTGCTCGGTTACAGAGTCTGCCGGTCAGAAGATACTGCGCATGGCTATATTAGCTTGATAATATCCTGGTGGAGAGGATCGCTGGACCATCTCAGATTATGAGATGCTGTCCGCGATCTTCGAGACCGGATGTTTAAACCACATCTTCATTCCAACAGTTCCTGCGCTGGAAGCTACATCTACAGAGTATTCACCAATGTGTTGTACGCTGCCCTGCTCGTTCGCAAGGCATTCTGTGCGCAACCGATTGATAGATACCCCTTGATTTCGCTCTCTGTCTTACTTCTGTTTGCTTTCACGTTCCTGCCACGACCTCGGTCTATGCAACCTACAGTCTGAGTCTTCACGTATCCGAGACCACCGACCTTTCTCTTGCCTGTCTTGACCGCACGGATGCAGTCCATGACGAAGGCGTTGAGCTTGTCGATATCCTCTTTCACGTTTATGACCGGAAGAACCTGAGTAGCCCAGGAATAATCGCAGTACCCCTTGTAGAGATACCTGTTTACGGCATTGATGGCTTTCGTCATCGTAGTATCACGTTTCTTTATCGTCCTCTTCTCAATCTCCTTCTGGAAGGTCTTGATACGTGTGGACGACAGAGAGATATTGTGACCCTTGATGGAATATCCGAGGAACTTGAACCAATGATTAGCGTCAAGATACTCAACCTTCTTCGGGTTGAGCGTCATCTGCATCATCTCCAGCTCGCTCTTCATGATATCCATGGCTTTCTCATAGTCTTCACCGACAAACAGCGTATCATCTGAATAGCGGACGTAATATCCGTTAAGCTTAGATAGCTTGTCGTCAAGATGATAGAGAATGACATCAGCCAGCCATGCAGCAACAGAACATCCCTGCTTGAGGGACTGATACTTCTCACAGAGGTTGTTGTCCTCATCGAAATAGATGTCTGTGTGATAGTAGTCACGAATGACATCTATCAGCGCAGATTTTCCGTACTTCTCCTCTACCTTGTCGAATGCCCAGTCGATGAACCGAATAGGCACAGAATCAAAGTACTTGGAGAAGTCACCTTTCCACCCGATGATTTTTCCCTCTGCTGAGTATATTATCCGAGAGACATCTTGTACAACACGGCCACAGCCGATACCTTTCTGATACGACGTGCAGCGCGGATGTACCATCTCCGGCATCAGCTCGAACAACTGGTCGTTGGCTATACTTAAGAGGATTCTGTCCACAGCCTCGTTCACATAGACCGTACGGAATTCTCCGTTGTCTTTCGGAATCTTGGCTGTATGAGGCGGCATTATCTTGTAATTGCCACTCTTGATCCTCTGATACATAGCCAGACGAGCCTTTGGTGTTGTCAGCTGATACATTACTGCTTTGTTCATGTCCTTGAATAAGCCTTTTTCAATGGCATACTGCCATCTGGCTTTCTCAAAGAACATCTCTAGGATTTTGTCTTCATTCATAATTCTTCTAGTTTTGGTTTGTGTGGTGGCATATGACCACCTTTTTAGCTAAAACCAATATTCTCCAGAGCATTCGTCATAGTGAGGGTAATAATCGGATGATGCCTGGTCCGCATCGTAATCCATCTGAGCCATCTCCTCCGCTACTGCCCTATCTCCGCACTCACGGAAATATTTCTCTTCCAATTCTTTTTGCATTTCTCTTGTCATAATCGTAATGTTTTGGTTATTGGTAGGGAGATTACTCTCCCCGTTTGGCTAGTCGATGTGCTGGAGTGCTGCGCTGTCATCTTCTTCGGATTCTCTCCAGTACTCCTGATCTGGTTCGATCTCGATAACCTCACCTGAGAAATTGTCAGCATCAAGAACAATATCGCTATTATTATAGGCATCCTGCACTTTCTGTACGGCTTCATCCTCACTCTCAGCATCAACGCTGACTACCTTGTTCAAATGTTCTGTGACTGATACGTAATATCTCTTCATAATCTTTAATAATTTGGTTAATAATGTCAGAGGGATTGCTCCCTCCGTTTTTAGGCTACTTCTCTCATGTAATAAGAGAACTCCTCAGGACTATCCTCGATACCTTTCTCCTCTAGCCACTCGTCGTAGCTGTCACAATAGCAGCTAAGTTCATTTCTGTCAATGAAGAATGAGTTGTTGTAATCGGCAGAAAAATAAGAACCGATACAGACTTCGCCGCGCAGTTCTTGCAGCTGCTCGTCTGTTAGGTCGTGGATATCGTGAGCCACATCTACATCTGTCAGGCAGATAATGGAATCCATCACCCATCGCTCGTATGTAGGAAAGGCAGAGGTATCGACAAGTACGTAGTCGTACTCCCAATCGATATCTTTCTCGCTCATTTCATCAAGACTGAGAACTATGTATTCTTCTCCAACTTCATCGTACTTGAAATACTGGAAACGTGGATCATAGTCCCATGCCTCGCCCTCACTGAAGTCCTTCTCAGGATATTTCTCTGTGAGATAATCCCAAATATCCTCCATGTAGTTCGACAGGAGCTTTACGATAACACCACCACCAGTAATCTTTGTACGAATACCATTGTAGATAATCTCTGTAGGCTTCTTCAATAATTCAAAATCCTTTTTCATAATTCTATTTATTTAGTTATTGGTAGGTAGCCAAATGGCTACCAATTTTAGGCTTCGTTCCATGCTTTCCACGCTTCATCAGTATTCTTGGTGATTGCCTCGTTCCAAAGTTTCTCCAATTTATAGAAAATCTTCTGGAAAGCCTTCGATGTTGTCTTTGGGTCAATGCGCTTGCCGAGATAAGGTCGATTACGTGTAATCGTAATTTCGTCCTCGCACCAGCAACACCTGATCATCCCATACTCCGTAGGAGAACAACCTAGGTAAATTCCTTTTGCGTCATAACGCTCTTTACGTAACCACTTCGGGTAAGGAACGTAAATGGTCCATGCGTCAACACAGAAACGGAACTTCTTTCTTGTGTCGTGATAAAGTCTCAATTTCATAATTCTTTGTATTTTGGTTGATAGAAGAGGAGCATGCAAGCTCCCCTTGTTAGGCTACTCCTTCCACCACTCTGCAACATCAGAGCGCTTCAGGTTTCTCTTTTCTAAAAAATCCTTCAGAGTACTACAATATGTATTCATGCTGTAGAAATCTCCCTTGAGTCTTACTATTACCTGCTTCATGATCGTATGTTTTAAAGTCTTGCCCATGAGTATATCTTCGCTCTTCTTTTCTCTTCTTTCAGCTGAGAGAGGAGATATTTTTTCTCTTCTCCCGAGAAATTCTTGCGGATATACGATTCACACTGCTTCTTCTTCCAGAAATGAACCGAATCTGAAGCGTCTGGCGTTATTGAAACCCACATCATGCCGCCTACTACAGGAACAAGTCCTGCGTAGATAATTCCTTTTCTAAATTCCATAATCTAATCATTTAAATGGTTTAACATTGAATATCCCCATGCTAGGGGATATTGTTAGGCTTCCTCATGACCTTCCTCCATCATGGAGTGAACCTCTTCAAGGTAATTGCCGAAATTGTACTTGATGTTGTACGTTCCGAACGCCTCGAAATACCATTCTTCGAGATATTCTCTGTCCTTGTTCGCCTGCTCGCTGTCTTCTGCGGCATCAAGTCTGGCTACCATGGCAGGATACAAATCGTAGTAATCGTCGCCATCGTAGTCTGATGCCCACCAAACACCTGTAACGTGCTTAGGATAATCCATAGACAAATCAGCAAAATTACCATTCATGTGCTGGTCAGGAAGATGGAGATATTTCTTCATCTCCTTGTTTACCTCAAGAGTAAACTCCATCGTCATAGACTGGATATTCTTTCCGTACAAATCGACAATGTATTCTTCCATGTCTTCTGCGTCATCGAAATTCTCCAGGCATTCGCGATAGAGGCCTTCGATTGTCTTGGCAAAACTTGCCACACCGATATAATCGGCTACTTTCTCGATAACTTCACCCTTGTTGTTCATAACAACTTCTACAATATTCTTTTCCATAATTCATCTGTTTAATGGTTCATAATTGTTCCCCACGATGGTGTGGGGAGTTTTAGCCAAACAAGATAGCGTCGCCATAATTTCTGTAGAAATATTTGTGCGCTTCAAACTCGTCTGTTTCTGGAATGTCAGACGCATCAAGTTTGCCTGTATCCTTGTGTACTATGGCAATGGAAAATGTATTGTCGTGCGTCCATTTGATGAGATCAACACGCCTTACCTCGTTCTCTGCTGAATTCACGATTTCACACTTAAGTAAATCGTCATTCAGGATTTTCTCTAAATCACTCATAATTCTGTAATTGTTGGTTAATAGAAATCCCCACCCGTTGGAGTGAGGATTGGTTCGGCTAATCGAACTCACTTTCGTCCTGCTCGTACCACCAGTCCTGGAATCGGTTCGCAACCTCTTCCAGTGCATACTTTGCAAATGTGTCGTAGATGTATCTGCTCTCGCCCTCGTTAAAAGGAGCATACAGAGCCTTGCCGATAGCATCATAGGTGACAGATTTGTCGTCCTTGAAATTCCCGAAGCCCTTAATCATCGTGATAAGGTCTTCTCCCAAATCATCGGCAAGCTCGTGCATATTCTCCATGATAGCACTCTTGTTCTCGTTCCAGAACTTGCTTGTCTGATAAGGATAACAGAATCCAGTGTACCCGTCATTTGCATTTCTGCAACTATCGAGAGAATTAAGCAGTGTGTCTTCATTAACACCGCCAAGCTGCTCTACTACGGCATATGCCATCTTTACGAATGATGGATTATCATTTTCCTTGATAAACGCATCCCATACTTTCTGTATATTCATATTTCTGTATTTTGGTTGATGATAGAAACGAGTAAGCGCACCAACACTTACCCGTGTTTTTGACTAGAAAACCCAGATAGCCGTAGTTCTTGCACAGACAGCATACAGCTGACCGCTCTCGCCACGAAGCAACATTCCGTTGCATCCGTATATTCCAGAAGAGTAGCCTACTTGGCTATATCTTTCAGGGATATCGTTACGACTTGAGCTGTCTGTTACATCCTTGGCAGCTCCTACTCTAACGAGTCTTTTCAACTCTTTCTGTGTCATTTTCTCCATAATTCTTTAATTTTGATGGTTTAACATGGTTTCTGTGCAGATAGACTGCACAGAATGTTTGGCTAGAACTTGCGAGGGCGCATGCACGATTGTTCAATCCTCCTGAGCTTTCTTGTCTGCACGCGCTACGCGTCTGAAATACTCGCTCTTGTCGAGATTCTTGCGTCTGCACTCCTCGCTGATAACTGCCTTGTGACTCGCTACGAGTCTTGCAAGGAACTTTCTGTCTCCGTCTGTCATAATTCTGAATTTTATTGGTTAATAATTGGAGGCGTAGCAAATAACTACGCCGGGTCTGGTCTAAAGCTGTACGTTTGAAGCCACTCACAATTTAAGGCACTGTGGAAATCCATTGCGGATCTCTCTCCCCATCCTCGTGGTTTGTACGCGTCTTCTTTCAAATACTTCTCTACAAGCTTCTCTAGCAGAGTCTTTTCTTCTGTTGTCATAATATATTCTGTTTTGGTTAATAGCAGGCAGCACATTATCGTACTGCCCAGTTCTGGCTAGAGATTGTACACAGGACTTTCAGAAGCACACAGAAGTGTAGGACCGGTAAGGATGGAGAATGCACAAGGGTCGAAACTCTCGATTTTCTTCATCCTCTCTATTTTCCTCTGTATCTCAGCACGTATGGATGACATATTCCATCTTCCGTCGATAGGCATGACTGAATCCATGCCAACCATTTCCACGATACTGAAATCATCTGTAAATCTCATGTTCACAAGGTCAAACTTGTTAATCTTGTGATAAAACTGAATCCACTTACTCATAATTCTACATTATTTGGTTTGTAGGAGAGGGAGATAAAACTCCCTCAAATTTAGACTGTGTACTTCTTGATGAATTCCGTGAGTTCTATGCACTCAGACTCTATACACTCTTGTCCGTCAAAAACAGACAAATGTAGCGAAATGCTATCTAGTATCTCTCCGTCGATAACCACGGAAGCGAACGCTGTGATATATCGTCCACTTGTTCCTACACCTACTTCTATGGTACAAAACTCGTTACCGAATAAATCACACTGTATCTCCTGCAATTTAGGCAGGATGGTGTTACGCAGATAGTCTTTGAGCTCTTCCAATTCAGGATTTTCTAACTTCTTCATAATCTATAATTTTTGGTGAATAGTATGCGTGACAATCGCCACGCACATTTTAGCTCATGCACAGCACCGCTATCTCAGAGAAGCTCTTGGAGATAACCTCCTTGCTACGATAATCTCTGTAGCCATTGGTATTGTTGCTATGCCACTGGCGTGCAGCTATCTTGATTTTTTCCATCTCATGCATAAGCGCACGCTCAAAATTCTTCTGTGATTTCTTGTCTAACATAATTCAATTTGTTTAATGGTTTTACATAGTATGCCCAGGAAAATGCCTGAGCACATTTTTGGCTACTTTCTGAGACCTACGAACGTTGTACCTCCCTCTGCTGTGTGACAGCCGTTTAGTTTCAAAATCTCGTTAGCCTGGCTGATAACAGTCTTTCTCAGCATCACGTTCGCCCTGTGACAATTCACGAGAGTAACTGAAACCATTACTAATGCAATACACACTACGGCAAACAATGCCACGAAAATATTCTTCTTCATAATTCTGTAATTTAATTGGTTAATACTAGATACCGCCCGAATATCTCCAAGCGGTAGTTTTGGCTACATTTCACAGATATCCTCTATCTGCTGCTGAATTGCGTCTATCATTATCGCAATTATAAATAGACCGCACATTTCAAGAACCGCAGAATATAACACTGCTTGAAAATCTCCAAGCAGAAATCCTGCGATAGCAATAATGCCACACACGAAACTTGTAACTAATATGAGCGCAGCTGACAGCACGCCCTTACTGATTCTCTTTTCCATAATTCTTTTGCTTAATTGGTTATATTATCGTACTGCCCAAATTGAATGAGCAGTTTTTAGGCTGAAAAACTACAAGCACAATTATCGTACTTTCTAGATTTCTTAAACTCCAGGCAGGATGAAATTCTCCAAGCGGAGTGTGGATCGCCACAGCTCGCGGAAATACCACTTACCCTTTTTCGTACTGCTCCAGAATATTCCAAGCAGAATTCCCCAAAATATTCCAAGCAGAATAATGGCAATATTCGTACTTGCTAAACACAACAGAGCAGGAACGCTCTGAATAAATCCAAGCACAATTATCGTACTTGAATAAATAATCTGTCTTGCTTTCATAATTCTAATTTTATTGGTAATTGCTCCGTAGCCACACACGACAATTATCGTACTGGCTACGGATTTTTAGGCTCACGCCACGCAGAATAATGTAAGCACACCATTCTTTAGCGACCCGAATTCTACGTGACTCAAAATCTCCTGAGCATCTGCAATGATACTCTCAACCTCGCACATATCGAGGCATTTAATTCTTAGCGTACTCATAATTCTAATATTTTTGGTTATTGTTCCCTACAAGCGTAGGGAGATTTTAGGCGATTCCGGCAGACCAAGCGAATCTTTCTTCTTCATCATTCAGTCTGTAGATACTGGAAAGCATACCAAACAGGCGAGGACTGCTGTTAACGAGTTCATCGTAGGCATTCTCTGCACTCTGGTCTGTTACATTAATACGTACAAGCGTCTTTCCTATCTTCTTCAAAATCTGTTCTTTCATAATTCTAATATTTAAATGGTTCATAATTGTAGAGCGGAGATTTCTCCCCGCCCCGTTAGCCAGGATGTGCATCTTTGCACCACGTTTTATCTTTATCGTCTTAACTACGTGGCTCACACCCTACAGATTTTATGCTTCTGCCAGCAGCTTGTTTATTTCTGAGGAGATAAATCTCGCACGGATGACAAGCAACCGATTTCAGTCAGCGTGGATAGTGTGTACCTTGAACGCTGCAATCGTGATTGCACACACAATTGATTCTCGGGTAACCAGCCCGACCGGACAATTCCAAACCGGTAGAATATGAATTATGATTTCTTTCTATAAACTCTCATCTCGCTAGATGATACAAATCCCCTAGCCGTCGTGCCGTCTCATCTCATTCGACGCTCACGCCAGGAATTTTTGCGTATCTCTCGGATGGATGTCTCTGAGTAACACGTTACTCTCTCCCATCTCGGTGTGCCTCTCGCACTCTCGATTTACCGAGATACTTCTCTGAAATTTTGGCAATTAGTTCCCTGAGGGAGAATAAATTCTCTCTCTGAGTTAAGCCCACACACCACGACAAGGTTTACCAAATTGTGTGGGAAAAATAAGGACACGACGACCCGCTCCAAGTTGAAAAACCTGGAGTAAAATTTCCCACTGGCTACCTATCAAATAGCCAGTAGGAAAAACTAGATAGCTAGATTTCTCTAGCTACCTTGTTTGTGTTACTTTTGCGCTGCTGCTAACTTTGCCTGCAATTCTGCTATCTGTTTTTGTAGGTCTATTATGCTTTCACTCTTCTTCTTTGCTACCTTTGCACCACTTGTAAATGATTGATGCAAAGAACACAATTTAGAGCCAAGACGCTGCAAACTATCTATTATAGTAGTTTGCACGTCCTTATTGTTGTTATCAAACCACGCAAAGAAATTAGGTAGTTTATGTTTGCGTGAAAACTCGCTAACTGCGCTACGTACGCACTCTGTTTGCAAATTGCAGTAGCTTTCATCTGAAAGTACATACTTTGTAGCTAGTTTATTATAGCGTTCCCTAGCTACTTCTAGTTCTTTCTTTGCGCTTACTACTTCGCTATCTTTGCACTCGCTTAATAGCTTTTTGCGGTAACTATTAAGTACTTCGAGACTCTGCGCTAACACTGCGCTACCTTTGCACTCGCTTACATAGCTAGCGACCTTAGTACTTACGTGCTCGTAACCTTGAGCGCCCTTTACAGATAATTCTTTCATATACCTAAATTGTTTAAATGTTACTTATAAGATAGAGTTTCTATCTCTTTTTTTCTAATGCAAAGATACTACTTTTTTTCGATATTACCAAACAATTTATTGTGTTTAACTAAATTATAACTATCTCATTTTCAATTAGTTATAAGGTTTTTTAGTTAAATAAAATAGCTATTTTGTTGTATCTTCTTACTTTGTTATTGTAGCTAGTTTCATATACACAACTAAATAGATACTAGATGTTAAAATGTTAAATTGCAACCAGTTCGAAAATATGTAATATATAATTACGTCAAATAACATGTAATAAGTTTTTGTGTTCCACGCTTTATTGATAATGAATAATTATGCAAGAAAATGAATATAAACAATATTATAAAGTGTTGGTTATTAATGGGTTACATAAATTTTTTATAAATATAAACCGACAATTTGAAATAATTACAAAAATATTGTTTCACGATGGTTTACACTATATAAACCGACACAAAATGTAACAATTTCAGAAGAAACACCCCCACACCCCCTTTGTAGCTATAAATCAGCGCGGTAGTCACCTCATCTAAAAATTTTTTCTTCCGATTTTTCAGCCTTTTTGTAAAGTTTAATTACTTTCCTTCATAAAGGATAATTATGCATATTCATTCATCCGTTATTTATTAACATTTGATAGCATAAACTCTTACTTTGCAGACCAAACCATAAATGTATACCTATCCTTCATTTAATGTATACCTAAAATGTATATTTATACCCTTTATTTACTAGGGTTTTACCGGATATTCAGGATATTATCTGTATCTTTGTGTTGTCGATATTTTATAGACGACATGTTGTAAGGACGACCTGACACGTGTTATCCTTCAGAAAGCCCCTGTTTATAGGGGTTTATCCTACACAATAACGGAAAATTAATATTATTATTGTACATAAATGGAAAATGGTATTGCTATAGACACATTGCACGCTCAGTTGCTTGACCTTTCGAGGCATGACGAGTACGGCTTCGAAGAGCTCCGTTGCCAGGACTGGGGTAAGGCAAACTCTGAGAAGTACAACAAGCTGAAGTCCAATTTCATCAGGTCAATGAGACGTCTGGCGAAGAAGGCTCCGGTGAAGTACTACAACGGTGCTTACTACATGTTCAACGGCAAGATATACGAAGCAGTTCCGAAGATAGTCCTTGAGCAGGCTTACCAGCTGTTGCTCCTCGACCTGGCCATGGCTCCGATGCTCGGCATAAGCACGGTGATGAACAAGTCATTCATGGAGGTGATAGAGTGCTACAACATACTGAGGCCTACCTTTGACATCGTTGCATTCGCAAACGGAGTTGTTGACTTCGGCAGCGGTCTGAAGTATCCGAACGTGATGCCGTTCTCTCCCGAGTACCATGTCACATACTACCACCCATACGACTACAATCCGAAGGCGAAGTGTGACAGGTGGATGAACTTCATCAAGGAGGTCCTTCCGGACAGGACGTCAAGGATGATCCTCCAGATGTTCCTCGGCCTCGGTCTCATACAGAGAGGTACTGCATACAATCCGTACGAGGGGAAGGAATCATCGAAGATTGAGCTCTGTCTTCTCCTTATAGGTACGGGAGCCAACGGAAAGAGTGTCATTTTCGACGTTGCCTGCAACATATTCGGCAAGGACAGGATAAGCAAGATGGACTACGCCGACCTCACTGCCGACGGTGACGAGGGAATGAGGGGAAGGTATCCTATCAGGAACGCCATCTTCAACTGGTCTTCCGATTCCGACCCGAAGAAATTCGGAAGGAAGAACACCGGTATGTTCAAGAGACTCGTGAGCGGCGAGCCCGTCCCGATGAGAAAGCTCGGCAGGGATATCCTGGAGGGGAACTCAATCCCCTACCTCATCTTCAACCTCAACGAGCTTCCGTTCCCAGATGATGCGTCGCTCGGATTCATCAGACGCTTGCAGTACGTGAGCTTCGACGTTACCATTCCTAAGGAGAGGCAGGACCCGGAGCTGGCGAGCAAGATCATCCGTGAGGAACTGAGCGGAGTGTTCAACTGGATATTCCGTGGCGCGATGGAGCTGAGGAGCAGGAAGTACAGGTTCCCGGCAGCTGAGGGCAGCAGGAGACAGCTGCTCATCTCTCTTCTCGGAAGCAATCCTATCTATGCTTGGATAAGGGCGTATGATATGAGGTGTAGCCAAGAAGCGAGGGGTGAGATTTCGGAGTGCATGCTTGCCAAGGAGATGTACGAGAGATTCGTCGAGTTCTGCAAGGCCAACGATGTCGAGGAGAAGGATATCCCTACGATTCAGAAGTTCGGGCGTGATATGAGCGACAAGTACGGCTTCTTCAAGAAGAGGTCACAGGGCGGAATGACGTATCAGGTGTACGGCGCGCAGATGATTGACCTGAAGCAGGAGCTTCTCATCAATGACGTGAAGAATAAATTGCGTGGTGAGGAGGACATCAAGCAGCCGGAGAGTTTCATTCAGCCTGATGATTAAAGAAACCGGTGGCCGCAGGGCGGTGGGACATGCCTTCGGGCATAAGTCCGGGCAGACGGGAGGTTCGAGTCCCTTCCACGGTCGGCGGCCACCATTAAAACAGATTCTATGATAGACAAGGAATATATCAAGGAGGTTATATCTTGTATCACGAAGAAGAAGGCTGACGGGAATATTGTTCCGGCCACCGCTTCGATGCAGGAGATTATGATTGCTGTCCGCGATGATGCCCTGGAGTGCATGAGGACCATGTGTAACGAGAAGGAGATTGCGGTGAACAGAACGTTGAACAGTGTTTCATTCAAGTGCCTATGAGAAGACATCACAATCCTAATAAAGTGCCGCCGTTCAAGCCGGACCCGGAGCATTGGACAAGAAAGGTTCATTCATGGAAGGCGAAGGTCGCTTATGAGACAGAGGATGATGCTTGGGAGTTTCTGAATCAGATTCCGAGGTTGAAGACACTTGGTTGGCATCCTTACTTATGCAAGGTTTGCTCAAAGTGGCATATTGGTAGATTACATAATAAATAGTTGAGATATGGAAATTAGAGTTAACGTTTTAGGAAAGGTCGCATACAAAGAAACCGAAAGTAGGGAGGATGCAGAAAAAGCTGAACTATATCCATTTGGAGAAGGACTGTATGCGGTAATGGATGGAGAAAATTTCGTTGAGTTAAGAGCCGTAGCTGACAAAAAACACAGCAAAGAAAAAGGTGATTATTACGCATTTGTAGAACGTTACTGGGGACACGGGAAAATCTCAAGTTCTGCAACTATCATAGAGCATGAAGAAAGGTTGAAGGATTATATCGACAAGTGTTTCGGTCGTCTTGAAGCTATTGTTAAAAAAAACAACGATTGTATCAGTAGTGTAAGTGAAGAACTTGATGGCTTTATAAGTAATTCTCAGGATGATTTTTGCTCTATTGAGAAATCTCTTGAAAGAATAGAGAAAGATGGTGTTGGTAGTGGAAAAGGTATCAGCGAGAAGACATTATTGTCTGCTATCGAGATTGTGTCAAAACAGAAATAGTTGAGAATATGAAGAAAAAAGGATATTACGAATACGACCCTGTTATCTATCCAAGAATGTTATGTGTCGCTATTGGCATGAACCAAGAGGACGCTAACAAGTGTTTTGAAGGTAGAAATGGCGAGGTTTTGAAAGTTGATTTCTCTAATTATGACGCAATAACCTACGATATCGTTAGAGAAAAGGCGAATAAGAATCTTTGTTCATTTATTAATTTTGCAAGCAAGGATTCTATGAAGATGGGGGTTTGTTGCCATGAAGCTTCTCATGCCTGCGATAACATCGAGGATGATATTGGTATGGAACATGGCGGCGAGCCTTCTGCCTATCTGATGGGTTGGATTGCGTCTTGCATCAACAAGGCTCGTTTGGGCATTGGAGATTTCGTTGAACTAAAAGATAAGGAGGAATAGCTTATGGATAAAAACGAGAAATTAAAACTTGGTGACATTTGCCTTGCGCCAAAAGAGTTTTTTCTAAATAATTCTGACGGAAAGCTAAAGCAGAAAATAGAAAGTTATGCGGAAGTCAGAAAAGATGGCAGGGTTATGTGTGCGGTTGTTGAGGATTTAAATTCAGTTTTTCCCAACGAATCATTATATACAATCGCTGTGAAACAAAAACAATTTAGACCTCCAATTAGGGTTTGTGTCAGTAAGGATTATAGCTTTGATTGTTTTGAACTGCTTTCTAAAAAAGAGATGAAAGCTGTTGGTGTGCTTTGGTTTTATTTTGGGGTTTAATATAGGAGAAATAGCTTATGAAGCCGATTATAGTAATTGAGATTCCTTTGGGAATGGGCATTGATAGAGAAATCACAGAGCCTTATGGCTATGATTTATTCTACGGAGACGAAAATATCGAAGCTCAGTGGGAGAAGCTAGAGAAACTTCGGGAAACTGGTGGCGTCATTGTTGTTCAACCAAGCCATACTAGTGCTGTTCGCGAGATCCTTGATCCTTATATTGGTGAGGATGGATTTATCAAGGAATGTGGTTTACGAAAGGTTCACACAGAAGAACATGGTGATTTCTGTATTATCCTTTATCACAACCCATCAGAGGTTATGGCTCTTAGAGCATTTTATTTGAATAGTAAAAAGAAATAGCTTATGAATAAATATGGTATTGAGGTTGGAGACCGTTTTTTACTCCCATTCAAATATGTCACTACTAGAAACCGTCCTACCGAAAACAATGATTTTGCAATCGTTAAGCAAAGATGCGAAACACGGGTAGAAGTATTTTGCGACCAGAACGAGCAGTTTGTTTACTACGATTGGATTGTCACAGATTACTGTCCGGTGTTTACGGTTGTAGGCTTTCTAAAAAGCGACATATACGAAGATGTTGTTTATGTTAAGTATGAAAGCAACTCAGAGACATTCATGTGTCAAATGTTGGCTGAATTTGTCTGTAAAAAAGGCACTCGTATGAATGAATCTGATTTGAAAGATTATAAAAATAGTTAGCTTATGATTAAGAAAGAAGATATTAAGGTTGGGCTGGAATTTTATATTACAAGGAAGAATTGCTTAAAATGCAATTTTGACCCTCTGTTTGTTCACGGTGACAATATCCCAATTCTATTCCGTATAGAGAGAAATGACGGTAGTATATGGCTATGTACATCTGCCGATCATAACCATGAGTTTTTTGCTCATTTTGATACGGAAAGCATAATGAAGTTTGGTGTAGCAATAGCAGCTGGAGGAGAATCTAGAAATGAAAAGACAGAGCAAGTATCTCACCCATCCCATTATGCGTGGCTTAAGGATTTATGTGGTGTTGAGCCTTTGGATATTTGCAGACACCTTGACTTCAATACAGGGAACGCTATCAAGTATCTCCTGCGCAAGGATAAGGTGGATGGCAACAAAACAAAGACCGAGAAGCGCATCGAGGACTTGCGTAAGGCGGTGTTTTATATCCAGGACGAAATAAAATTGTTGGAACATGGAACAGACTGATTACACTTGTAAGGATTGCTTCTTCTTCAAGAATGGAGCTTGTAACCACCCTAATGAGATTAGGTTTACTTCTGAGGAGAATCCATCTTGCACAGATTTCGAGTATAAGGAAATAAAAGTTGAACTTTAAAATATTGTTATCATGGCATTACCATTTGGAAAGACTATCAAGACAAGACACTTCACCGTGCTGAAGTTCAGTAAGAGCTTGTCTAAGAAAGAAGTTGCTTCACTCAGAGAGGATATCCCTGCTGATATCAAGAAGCATTTACAGAGAGGCTCGCTGCCTTTCATCAAGATTGCAGACATTGCCGGTACATGGGGTGTTGAATACTCTATCGGTACATCAATGTACGCTGCGCTCGATGAATGTGTTCCTGTGGCTGTAGGAGACCATTATGAGTTCTCCAAGGATAATGGAAACATCATCGAGGCATTTGCCCAGCTTATGTATGCTGATACATCGTTGCCTGGCGATGCAGAATACACGGCAGGTAAGTTGAAACTCCGTGACGAATACATTGCTCGTGAGGCTGAAAGAAGAAACGCTGCTGCCGATGAGGGTAAGACAGAAGAGCAGCTTCGCAAGGAGAGCGATGAGGCCGTACAGGAAGTCATCGACCGCGATAAGCACGCCGAGACTCTTCTTGAGATGGCAGAACAGATTAAAAAGGAAGGAGGCAAGGATGAGCGATAAATTGCTTGAGGTCGTTCAAGACCACACTTCCTTAGTACAGGCGCTCCAGTTCATTTTGGAGGCCGCAGAGACTAAGAAACTGCCTCCATACGGTGTTCTTCCTGTATTCAATGACGACCTTCTTAATGATAGGCTTAAGGGTATACTTGAGTTGGTTACCGGAGAGAAGTATCCTTAATTGACTTCAAAGTTTTCTTCTACTTATATATTTGTTTTAAAAAGCGAGGGGCAGTATCTGTGAAGACACTGCCCCTCTTAGTTAACCAAAATAATTTGAATTATGCTCAGCAGAAAGAATCTGTGAACATTAATTATTTGCAAAGGTACTTGGTTTTGCTGAATTTCTAGTAAAACAAAGTTACTTTAACACGAATTTAACTATTTCTTCTTCTTTTGGAAAGTCGCCTGACCATTTTTAAAGATAATGCAGTCCTCGCAGCATCGAGGCATTGATAGAGGAATGTAGTAGTGGACCACATTATTTTCTGTATCAATTTCGTCCTGCTTAATCTTAGAGTAGTCGGCTATCATGGCAGTCGTCTTTTGCCACTCTGGAGAGCCAAACTTCTGCTTGCGCTGAGCGATAACGAGGTTTCTCAGAATCTCTTCCTTCGAGGTAGCCTTAATAAGTTCCTCCTGGGTGAGCTCATCGGCGTTCTCGTTCTTCGCTTTCTTGCCCTGTACCTCTGCGATTCTCTTCTGGACGGACTCCTTGGCTTCTAGCTTATTCATCTCGTTTTCGAGGAAAGATTTCTCCCACACACCTATTCCTTCTCCTTGGAATGCGATGGCCCAGCTGTCACGAACAGACATACCTGAACCACGGAGGCTGGCGTAGATGTAATAGCGAGGGTCTTTCATCTTAAGAGCCTTCGCTTTCTTGTACGTATCGACGGATAACGTGTATCCTTTTGTTTCTTCAATCATAATCTTATTTCTTTTTATTATCCTTGAATGCAAATACCGTAAAACATTGACACGAAACATGGAATGGTGGGTATGGATCTTTGAAAGAATGGAGTCCGGCATCGGCTTCGTTTTGACAAATCAAGCACGGGAAGTCGCTTCCTCTCTTGACATAGAATCCGATAGCCTTGTTCTCCTGTCCATACTCCTGCTCTGCCTGTCCCCACGCTAAAGCAATCACTTGAGAAGCGTTTCTTACGATGTTCTGATAGGCGTTCTTGTAGTAGCCCTTTCCATAAGAAGGAACATCGATGTTGATATCCTTTCTCTTCGCCTTGGTGATGACTGATGTGTGATATGGGTCCTTATATCCTGTGCGGATGGAAGACAGAAGCTGCTGGTCTGAATATCCCATAAGAGTACCCGCCTTGATCATCCTTACAATATCTTCCGCAAAGTTTCCGAGATAGACAGCGTTTCTTTCGGATGTCGTCTTTCCGTAGATGTCGCTGACGAGAAATGATTCTATATTCTCGCTGTCAATCCCGAGAATCTTGCATGAAGCCTTGGAGTAGGCAGAGATATAGGTATTGATGCTCTCCTCGGCCTCAGCAGTAACATTCTTGGCGTAAGAGAGCAGGGCTGACTCGTTTGTGAGCCTGCCCGCGCCTCTGTATCGCTTACTTGCGGCAATTATTTTATGTGTCGATTTCCAGAGAATATCTGCAACATGGTCCTCGCAGTTTCGGATTGCCTGCAAGCGCTTTCTGCTGTAATCGACAGAACGTTTTAACTCATCCATAGGCTATTAATGGGTTTGATTGTAGTGCTTCCAATTATTCTTGTCGTCCACGTCATTGTTGTGATTTTTGTCCCATTTCTTGCCACTGCGATTCGGCCTCCCTGCCTTGCGGCCACCACCGGTGTTTATGTCGTTACCACCCTGCTGTTTATTGATTCGCACAGTAGCCATCTCCTCCTCGATAGCATTCTCTGTCTCATTATCCGCACGCTGAATATCCATAAGAAGGTCCTGCTGATCCTCTTCCTTCTTTTCTCGCAAGATACGCTCCCATTCGGCATTCTTTGGGAAGTCAGGACAACGCTCCGATGCAGTCTGCTTCGATAGAAATCCGTTCTGAACGGCAGTTGCAAGATTTGTAAGAAGTTCCGTCTTGTTCTGATGTGTATAAGGCTCAATCCATGCATTGATATCGAGACCAACAATAGAAGCCGTCGCATTGTTTTCGTGGCCGATTCCAAACTTGGCAATTTCTACCAGCTTATCAAGGAATGGCTGCAACTTCTGAGAATCATTCATGGCTACCTCTAATGCAGGAGAATAAAGAAGCTTGATGGCTACACCAGGGAGGTCTCCTGACTTCAGCTCTGGAGGTTTTACAGTAAATGACAGCTCATAGATGAGGTCGTACGACTTGTTGAGCTGGGTGGCAAAAGCATCTGATGCATCGGTTCCATTGAGGAATCCAGCATCGTTATCCTTGCTGTTCATAGCGATAGCCTTGGCGGCTCCAGTCATATCGTCGCCTGAAATGGTAATCTCATCACCATCACCCTTTACGTAGAATACAGGGAAAGCGTACGCCTTGTTGTTCTCGCAAAGATACGAGAATGCCTCCTCGTAATCTTCGATGTTCTTCTGAACATTGGACCAGCATGGTCCCTCATCATTTCTGATGTATGCAACAGGAATCGAATTGAAGTGATGTTCTTTCTTTTCGACAAGAGCATATCCGTTCATTCCGAACAATCCCTTAATGAGGTTCACTGCCTTCTTCGTTACGCTCTTGTTTCCGACATCGTTCCTGAATCTGTAATAATAGGTATCATCCCAGGCCTCAACCCACTCTATCTGAGCGTTTCCATCTTCATCCAAGTCGTAATACTTACGGGCGAATACAGAGAGTCCTCCTGTTATTGAATCGTAATGCGGGTAGAGATAGTCTCCATTCTTGAATGACAGAACCTTAACTCCAAACTTTCCCTTGTCGATATAGCCGACTGCGGCGGTTTCTGCAACGATCATGTAAGAGCTTACCGCTTCAAAGAACGCAATCTCCATATTGTGCATAAGCCATCCCTTCTTGAAGACATTGAGGTTCTTCTGGGATTCCTCTTCCTCTTCAAGCTCATCTGTGCTGTCTGCAAGTTCGAACTGAATGTCGTTTCCGGTTAGGTGTAAGGTGTGTTTTGTTGCGATAACCTGTTGGAAAGCAAATGCGCATCTTGTAATAGGCTGCAAGTAATAATGATTGCCGGTAGAAGGATCTTCCGGGTCCCAATCAGGATTCTCCTTGATTATATCCGGATACGCATTCTTGTCCCAGATTCTGTGTCCGCTTGTGAAGTACTCACGAAGGAAGTCGGACTGGGTTTTTACTCTCCATACACAAGGGTCGTAAGGCATATTCTGCATACTCCTATCACCAACCTTGTCGGAGAAAGTGCCGTGACTCATATATCCGTCAGGCTTAAGCTCGTAGAATGGTTTCTTTACGAGTATTTCTCTAAAATTTAAATTCTCCATAATCCTTTTACCTTTTTATGTTTCTTTTTTGTTAAACTGAATATCATTACGTAGAACCAAGATTCAAAGAAGTCAGGCGAGTGCCCAACATACTTCTTGGCAATCTTCTTAGGCAATAGCTTGAATCCCTTATCGTCGCTGTTCTCGTCGCGCCGAAGCATCTTTCGCTCCTTCTGAAGAATCTGTCTAAGAGGGACCTTGTCGAATCCGTTTCCAGAATACTTCCTTTCGAGCAGGGACGAGTCGATGGAAATCTGCTTCTCTTTTATCATCTTGTAGAATAGCCATGCACACTGAGACTTCAAGTCTTTGTATAGGTATTTGATACCTGCTTCTTCTTGATGATTCTGAGGGATAGGTGCTGCCTGGTTGTTGAATGGGATGGCATCCTTGAAGAATCCCTTGAAATACTGACCTATACCCTGCATATCGTAAGTAAAGTTGCATTCCTGCACACCCCACTCTCTTAGCTTGGCCTCAACTACAGAAACGAGCGTCTTAGGGTCCAGCCTCAACACAACCAAGTCCTTACAATGCCATCCTTCCCAAAGCCACATCACGAAGTTATCGCCGCCGGTGAATGCGACATCGGCAGAAGCTCTTCGCTTTCCATCTCCTGTCTGTTCGGCGTTATCGAAAATTTCTTCAAGGTCTTCCATTTTGATCATGTCATCGCCGGCAGCTTTCCAGTTCCAGTTGGCTTCCAGGTCTCGCATACGCTGTTCTTCATCCTGCTGGGCAAGGTTGGCGAGATATGAAGCATCGGTAGAGATAAGCTTGATGTTCTCTGATACGTCGGCGCGAACGAATGTTGCCGACTTGATGAACATTTCGAGCTTTGTATAACCAAGTTCCTCATAGCTATCCTTCCAAAGGCTATCGATAATGCCCTTGCACTGCTCGTATACCTCTTCTCTTGTATCGCCCCAGTAGATTGAATCAGGTGTATCTCCGTCCATAAAACAGTATCGTATAACTCCGTCCCGTTCCGGTATGATGTAGCCGTTCTCGTCAACCCACCAGTCAATGAACTTTCTCACCCAAGATTCCGGGTCTGGGTTACAGGTAATCCAGAAGCGATTTCGGATATGCGCTGCGTTTCGATTGTTGGTCAAGAGGTACTTGAACTTCTTGTATGGGCACTGAGTACCCTCATCGATGCAGACATAGGCATACTGGCGACCCTGGAATCGTGTCTTGAAGTCCTGATAGGCTCCAGCATAGTACGAGAATTTGAGCCATCCTCCGTTATCGAAGTTCCAGGTCATGTCATTTTGTGACTTATTGTAAGTTCCAAATTGGGAGAACAATTTATAAGAGTCTGTAACTAAGGACTGTAAGTCGTCTTTTTCGTTGCGAAGAATCGTTGCATGAAAATCTGGATTTTTGATATCCTTCAGAACTTCCATAAGGGAAGAGAACGATTTAGAGCCACCTCGCGAGCCTCCAACTATCTTAATATCAGCATCAATAGACAGCATTCGTTCCTGACCGCCACGCTGAGCTATAATCTTCAGCTTGTCGGGATGCTTCTTGTCGGCGTCTCTTAATGATTGGATATACTCTTGAGTGTAAATAGGCTCTCCGTTATCCAATTTTAATCCTGAAAATACATCTTTCTGCATAAATATCCATTTAATACTGCAAAAATATACAATTTTTCTTGTATAATTGCATATTTATTCATATATTTGCAAAACAAAAGGTATATTTATACATTTTTTGAGGTGGAAGAACCGCTTCAGGATAACATTTTTAATCAAAAAACAACATGACAAGAGAAGAACTCTTAGCATTGGTCAACAAGGAACTCGGTAGTACCAAGTTGACAATTAGCGAGAAAACCATCAATGAAGAACTTGATGACGTACTCGAAGATTTTGGTGAAGACGAAGCTGCAAACGCTAAGTTGGTCACCAAGGTTACAAATCGCTTGAAACGCATGGACGGCAATCTCCATTCTGACGTTTCTCAGCAGGTTAAGGAATACAAGAAGAAGGCGAAAGAACGTCAGAAGGCAAAGGAAACTGAGCTTGACGAGGAAGAGCCGGAAAAAGACGAAATTCCTAACGAAGAGAATATGCCTGAGTGGGCAAAGAAGCTCATTGGTGAAGTCAAGAAGGAGCGTGAGGCGCGAGAGCAGAAGGAAGCAGCTGACGCAAAGAAGGCGTTGGTGAACTCCATTAAGGAAGGTCTTAAGGCTAAGTTTGAGAAAGCCAATATTCCTTTGAATTCGTTTTTCGTTAAGACAGCTTTGGATAAGCTTGAGATTCCTGATGGTGAAGCAGACATTAAGAATCTTGTCGGTAAGGCAGAGGTTCTTTACAATGCTGACCTCAAGGAAGCGGGTATCAATCCAGACACCAAGCCTCGAAGCGGAGGTGGCGGAGCCGGAGGAACCGGAACCGTAGATGAACACGAGTTCGATGATGTTGCAACTATCAGATCTCGACACAAGCCTAAGGACGAATAAAAATTAGTATTCAGGATAACAAATTTATTTATTGATTATGGGAACAGTTTCTCCTTATTACAGTGAAAGGATGAATGGTAGCGGCTTCTTGCCAGGTCGTTCCCTCATCCAGGCTCGTGGCGAAATCGGCGGTATCCGCTATGTATTCGTCAAGTTGATTGGCGCCGCAAAGGATGCTTTCCGTACTCCTACAACTGGTGGTAAGTTGCTCAACCCTTTCAAGGGTCCTGCAAAGATTTACGCCGGTGACTTCCTGGAGTATGATCCTGGCATCTATGGCAACGCAGGCGCAACTGTTAAGATTCTTAAGTCTTATCAGTGCGCAAAGAAGACCGGTGCTACTGACACAACTCTCCTTATTGTACGTGATGGCTATAAGCATATTCCGTTCATTGGAGACAATATCATGGTGGCTCCTGACTCTCTCGATGGCACAGGCACAGCAGTTACGGTTACAGGTGTTGAGAAGACAACCGAAGCAGGCGCAGACGTATGGAAGCTTACTTTGTCAGCAACACTCGGTGTTGTAGCAAAGGATGCGGTACTCGTTGAGGCAGCAGCTGCCGGCGACGCACAGAAGCCTATGGTAACCAACCCTAACGGTTATGCTCAGTGCGACTACGACTTCCTGTTCACTCCAGGTAACGATTTCGAGGATGGTGCTCGCTATATGCTTACCCCATTCCTTGCTAACGACGACACCGTTATGTACATCGACAGGATGTCTCCAATCCCTCCTGCAATCAAGGCTCTCAACAAGAGTCGCGTTAACGGATGGTTCCATCTCTAATTATTAACCTTAAAGATTGATTCAGGATTATGGCAAAATTTGATTTTAATAATTCGCGACTTGCCAAGTTCTTCGGTTCTCAGGAGAATACGGCATATTTGCAGAGTTTCCTTGATAGAAAGGATGTCTTCTTCACTAACTACGGTTGGTACAAGACACAGGGACACAACGCTTCGTTCCTGACAACTACCGACAACTATGGCTTGGCAACATTCAACGTAAAGGCTCGCAAGTTGAAGGCAGCTCCTATGGCTGACCTCCGTGCTCCTCTCGGCGATTCTAATCAGATGGACAAGAACGGACATAAGTGGTACACCGCTTCTATCCCTGACTTCATCACTCCTGGTTATGTTGAGACCGCAGTTGAGCGTTATGCACGCATCAAGCAGTTTGAGGAGTTCGGCAACGACGCCGATATCTTGGCAGACTGGAGTGACGAGGTTCAGACCCGTATCGACTCAGTTGATGCAACAATGAACTTTATGACCGCTCAGTTGATGTCTACCGGTAAGATCGATTACTCTGGTATTGGTCGTGGTATCTCTACCCCATTGCACAAGGCTATCGACCCTATCGAATACGGTGACAACTTCATCAATGGCGGTGCTAAGAAGTGGGCTGACCCTTCTGCTACCATCCTTACCTACATGAAGGAGAAGGAAGCCAAGTATCGCGAGACCCGCGGTGGTTTCGATGGCGCTTTGGTCTGGCAGATGACTCGCAATACATTCTATAATGTATTCTTGAAGAACGCAGAGGTCCGCGAACTCGTTACCAATTACCGTCAGCTGAACTACATTGCCTCTACCAAGACAATGCCTATCAGCAAAGAGCAGTTCATCCAGGCATTCGTTGACTTCGAGGGAGTATCTCCTATCGAGATTGTTACCGAGAAGGAACGTAACCTTACTCATACAACCGACGAGTACAAGCAGGGTTGGTCTGACAACATCGTTGTGCTCCGTCCTGCCGGTGATGCCTGTGAGTTCGAGCGCACAGACAGTCTCGATCGTAAGTTGATTGAGTATGCTGGTAACAAGGCTATCTCTACCCTGTTCGGTACAACCAACGATGGTCTCGGTCTGCTCATGAACTCAGTAGTTCCTAACGGTAAGTACATGGAGTGGCATACAGACATCATGTTCTCTGCTTGCCCAGCTCTCATCGACTTCCCAGACCATTGCATTATGGACATTACCAAGACTGATTAATTTCGGTCTTGGAACTATTAACGTAACTAGATTGTATGACTATGGATTCGGAGATGAACATTTACACTGTGAACGACTACCTTATTAATAAGGTGAAGTTCGAGATGCCGATAAAGGCTCTGTTGGGCATCATGCACGACAGGGAGCTTGAAAATGGCATCGACCTCGAAGCCTGCGACAAGGACAAGGTGAGACTTGCCTATGCCGACATGCTGAAATGGTTTGTTCTTGGTCCGAGCAAGGTGAACAACACCTCCGACTCCGATAACGGATGGACTCATTCGGGAGGTGGCTATGATATGTCGGATAACGACAGGAGCGAGATGAAGGCAGAGGCTAACGCTATCTATGCGGAGCTGGAGCCTGATTCGATGCTCAAGAAGAAGTCCACCTTCCGGGTGACCTCCCACGGAGTAAAGAGGGCGAATTATTCTCCTTGGGGAGAACCTCTCCCTCACATCATCAAATAAGGCGTATGGAAAAGGAAAACATCAGAAACCCAAGATACCCTCACATCATCAAGATCGTGAGGAAGGTCGTCGGAAAAGCCGACCCTGATGACCCATTTGCCGATGATGATGCTCCAGTTGGTGAGGACAAGGAAATCATTCTCTACTATGGCGAAGGCCGCAGCTACACCGATACCACTACAGAGGGAGACAAGAACGTCGATCAGAACAAGAGGAAGGCATCGATTCCTGTCAGATATGACGAATGGGATGCTGACAGATGTCCTCTTGACGGCGACACCCTCTACTCCACTGTCGGCAACAACACAGAGGTAGGTATGGTTAAGGACTGCGAGCCGGATAATAACAGGACTGTTGTGTATTGGAATTTGACAAGGGTTTAGATTATGACAAGTTTATCAGGTCAGTTTTTACAGGTCGAGAAAAAAATCCGTCAGATGGCTGTAGCAAAGATGCAGCAGAAGATGGAACATGCGGCTGAAATGACAATGAAGGCTGCTGACAAGTCTCGAAACTATGATGACGTAACCGGTAACTTGTACAAGTCAACAGCCATCGGTACATATTACAACGGCTCATTGCAGTCGATTCATTATGCTCCTGGCCCAGAGCCAACCCGAGTAACCCTTGCTGCTGGAGAGAGATACAACCTCGATAAGTATTATCGCAGTTCGTTCTCCTTCAAAGACAGCGGAAGGAGACCTTACAAGGGTGAATACGGAGAAGGTGGCGAATACGGTCCAAACGCGGCGTGGGATGAACTTGTTTCCAGGGAGCACAACAAAGGAAAGTACGATGCCACATGGCAGATGCTCCTTGTTGCCGGTGTGGATTACGCTAAGTTTGTCGAGGTTAAGAGAGGTCACGACGTGATTACCTCTCTTAGAGAATATTTGGTTAGATACTTTAGAACGATGTAAAATATGGTTAGTATTAAGACTCTATATTTCGATGTCGGTAATGCAATGAAGGGAATTTGCGACAAGCTCTACTCCCGGAGCCGACCAAAGGCAGTTGATACGAAAATCAACAGCTATATCGTGGTATACTTCCCATCTAGTATCTATAACAATGAGATGAACTCAAGTGGAGTTTACAACGATTTCACCACTACAGCTCAAATCGAATTGTATGTGCGCGATAAAGCTTCAGCAAGCAATCCAAATACATTCGATGTATCTAGCGTTGACGAGAAAGTCCAGGAGATTATGGACAGATTTCCAATCTCTACAAAAAATCTCATTGTTTCAAATCCTCGTATAACACTACAAACAGACGATGGCGCCGGTTTTTCCGTGACGATCATACAGGGAAGGTTACGTACGAAATAAGTATTCAGGTATAACAATTTAAAATATTTTAAATTATGGCTATGACAACTATTGACAAGATGAAGGACATTTTCAATGGTCCTAAAATGCTGCTCTACTCAAAGGCTATTACCGATTTGAGCAAGGCTACAGTTGACATCACTCCAGACGTTGAGCTTCCGGTTACCGTTGACTCGCTGAAGGCGACTATGGATGACCCAACCATCAACCACTACAAGGTTATCGGTCTTGCAGGCGACTGGGCAACTACCGCAGAGCTCGGCGACTTCAACGTAGAGTTCGTTGTTCCTTCAAAGGCAAAGGACTTGCTGACAATTATGTTCGGCGAGGATGCTATCACCGAGCTGACCAAGGTTACCCTGAAGGGTACAGGTGACGCTACTCTCGACGCTACTACCGGCTTTACAGGTATCGCTGTTGAGCCTAAGAAGTTCAAGATCAAGGGCACTATCGTTATCGTTGACGACGAGAAGGAGAACCTCATGGTTATTACCAACATCGCTCTCTACGCTACCTTGCAGTGGGATAACTCTGGTACTGAGCCTGTTGCGTTTAAGTTCTCAGGTTCTATCGAGGGTGCAGGTAAGCGCAGCATCGCTTGGCTTACTAAGGCTCCAGCTGCTGGCGAACCAGGCATTGGCGGTTAATCAAGTAAAGGCTTCTTTAGGTAATTAGATTCAGGATAACAAACCGTAGGGCGGCAGGCTAATCAACAGCCGTGCCGCCCTTCTTCATTTAATAGCATACAATCATGGCAGAAGAAAAGAAAATAGAGCAGCCTTCAGTGGACTTGCAGGAGTTGCTTGACAGCATGCTGCACGACGAGCCTACCGAGTTCGTGTTCCGTGGAAAGAAGCACAAGCTCGGTTGGCTTCGCAAGGGAACCATGAGCAGGTGTTCCCACATCAGGGCAAAGGAGAAGAACGAATGGAAGCGCAACGTCAAGATTTGTGTCTGCATTCTCCTCAACAACATCTGGAAGATACGATTCCTGTATTGGATCTACTGGCGCTGGCTCTACTACATCAAGGATGTGGACGTGGCCGAGGTTCTGAGAGTCCTCGATGTTTCTAAAAAAAAAATTCCATCGAACGCATTCTCACTGGCTACCATATTAGCGACCGGGATGACGGACGTGATGATGACGATGACGAGGAGCGAAGCAAAAGCTATCCAAGCAGAACAAGCTGGGGAGCAGCCTTCTCACTAGCTGAGAAGTTCGGTTTCCTCTTTCAGCGCAAGTACTTCATCGCAGCCTACGACTACTGGTGGGGCTATTCGTCGGCACAGATTGACCTCATGGTTGCAGACCAGCCTCTTGTCGTATATCCAAAGACCAAGAAGGAAGACGGTCCGAAGAAGCATACCAAGAAGGAGATGGATGACCTCTACGACAGATGGATGGAGAAAAAGAAGAATGAGGGAAGCATCGTTGGCAAGAAGATAAGTCTTGCTGATTACTTAAACAATAAACTCTAATTTAAAAATATTCAGGATATGGCAGGTGGAAATATGGGAGACCTCAGTTTCTCGCTCACTCTAAAATCGAGAATTGAAGAGGAAACCAAAAAGATTATCAGAGAATTAAACAAGGTTGATTCTACTGGTAAGCAGGCACAGAATGCTTTGGAAGCAATATCCGAAGCAACAAAAGGTATTGGAGATAAGGGAGGTCGTAGTTTTGAAAAGCTAAACAACTTCGTTAAAGAATTACATCGTAACATTGGTGTATTTTCAAGCGAAGATTTCTTTAGTCCAAAAAAACTCCAGCAGTTGGAGTCTGTCCAGGACGGGTTGTACAAAATAGGCCGCATACTCGGAGATGTGTCTAAGGAAGGTGCTGGATTCAACATATTCCCTAACAGTGTTTCCACTGAGGCAAACAAGGCAGAGAGAGAACTTTATAAGTTATCTTCTATTATTGACGAAATCAACAAACGCCATGGTGAAGGAATACAGCTGTTTGGCGTCGATTCAACGAACAACATACGTCAGTCGCTGTCAGAACTGTCTAAATACAGAACTGAGTTAGAACAGATCAGGAATAACAGAGGTATTCATCCTATCACAGGACTCACAGCAACTGATCTCGTAAAGAGTTCCGGGTATCTTAATGCTATAGATAAAGCAAATACTTATGCAAAGGTTATAAAGGACGCAGCACGCGAGGCAAAAGAGGCAGAGAGGCAACGACAGAATGATTTGAAGAACACGGAACGTCGGTATGATTCTCTCGGCAATAAGGTTCGCCAGCTTCGCTCTGAATACAGCAGGGGCATCTCTATCGGTGCAGATGTAAGCAAGGCAGAAGCTGAGATTAGCAGGCTCCTTTCTTTAATGAGAGATCTTAGAACCATCAAAGACAGGCTCAATTCGGAGAATTGGAGAGAAGGCCTAGGTATGCTTGGCAACATTGGTAGTGGACACGATACCACTTTAGCATCGAGGATACTTCAAGACCAAAAGACAATAAACCGTGAGGTTCAGAGAGGTATTGAGCTTGAACAGAAGCGTCAGCAGGCTATCGTTGACTCAGGAGCTAAGATTCAGTCTCAGCTGGTTCGCGGCTTCGAGAAAGCTAACAGCCATGCAGGAAGGCTGAATTCAACCGTACAGGATTTGAAGTCACTCTTCTTGCAGGGAGGTCTTGTGTTCGGCGCACAGCAGTTCGCTATGAGCGTCATCACTACTGGTGGTGAGATGGAGAAGCAGCATATTGCCCTCCAGTCCATCCTTGGTGATATGCAGAATGCGAACACAATGTTCAATCAGATTAAGGAACTCGCTCTTAATTCGCCATTTACGTTCTCTGAGTTGAACCGAGACGTTAAGCAGTTGGCTGCGTATGGAGTTGAGTACGACCAGCTCTATGACACAACCAAGAGGCTTGCGGATATGTCTTCCGGTCTTGGTGTTAGCTTTGACCGTATCGCATTGGCGTTTGGTCAGGTTCAGGCTCGTGGCTGGCTCGATGGTAAGGAACTCCGCCAGATTGCTTATGCAGGTATTCCTCTGCTTGAAAAGTTATCTGAGTTCTATTCTAAGCAAGAGGGCCGAAATGTCTCTACATCAGAGATTAAGACTCGTATATCAAGCAGAGATGTAAGTTTTGATGATGTGAAGTCTATCTTCTGGCAGATGACTGATGCTGGTGGTCAGTTCTATAATATGCAGCAGGTTCTGAGTGAGACTTTGCTCGGACGCTACAATAAACTGAAGGATGCCTGGGAAATCATGCTTGCCGACTTTGCTAACGGCAAGAATATTATAGGTGGAACTTTCAAGGGTATCCTTGATGTTGTTACCAATCTCGTGCAGCAAATTCACGTCTTAGGTCCTGCTATGGTTGCAGCATTCGCCGGACCTGCTCTTATGCGTGGAGTAAAGACCTTGGAGGGCGGAATCGGGAAAAGAATACTGAACTCAAAGGGAAATATTGCGAAAGAAGCTGAACTCAAGCTTTTGCGTGGAGAAAAAATAACTCCCGTGGAGAAACAGATTCTTCAGTATAAAAATCAGATTCGGATTCAGGATATCCAGGCACTCGCAAAGGCAAATGCGATAACAAAAGCTGAGCTAAGACGCTTGTATGTTACCGGACAGATAACCAAGGAGATGTACAAGCAAGGTATGGCTCTCACAAAGCAGGAGGGGCAGGTAAACAGAATCTCCCTTGGTGGAGTTCTGAAGGGATTGGCTAGCCCTAGCAAATGGGGAGCAGCAGGAGGTTTGCTTCTCGGAGGCTTGAAGTCCGGATTTAGTTCTATCATCGGTTTTCTTGGCGGTCTTCCTGGAATCGCTATTTCTGCCGGATCTGCAATCTTTGCATACTACTGGCAGAAGCATCAGCAGCTGAAGCAAGACATGGAGACTACGGCTGACGAACTAAAAGACAGATACACTAAGATTGGCGAGTTTCTTCGCGATAACGATGCGGATAAAGCTATTAAGGATGGCGACGAGAAAGAGATAGAAAACCTTATTGACACATATAAGGAAAAGCTAAAGGAGATTGCTCCTGAAAAGGAGAATGCTTTCACGATGAGCCTTCTCGAAAAGAAATCGAATGAGGATAGACTTAAGTATCTCAAAGAACAGCTCATCCTTCTCAAACAGGTTGAGGAGAGCACTCAGAAATCTCTTTCTAACGAAGACACCTATAAGGGATTAGACGAGAAGCTGTCTTCTGCAAAGGAAATAGCAGAAGCGTTCTCTTCAGCATCCGCAAAGGCGAATATGATTAATGCCACACAATCCGACTTCGCTAGCTTCAACTCCTGGGAAGAAAAATATAAGAATGAGGTGAAAGCTATGCGCGATTATCTCATTGATGAGCTTGGAGATATCAGCAACAGTCCGAAGTTGCAGGGTAAGGCTAATCAGATTCTTTCGTCATTCTTTGCAAAGCAGGGATGGAACCAGGATGTTTCTGATCAGTTCCGTGCTGACGTTCTTAATGCGATGGGTGTTGAGACTGGCTTCTACGAGAATAAATTCAAGGATGCTCTCGATAACGCAGTAAACACTTCGTTTCCTTGGATTGGTGACAAGATTCGCAACAACCAGGAATTGACAGATGCAGAGAAGGTCCAGGTTTCAAACATGATGAAGGATGCTGCGGCTCAGGTTCAGAAAGACTATCCTTTTGCATCTGACGCATTGAAGCGAATGCTTGCGGCTGATAGATTCGAGGCTGTCATTCATCTCGTATTCAGGAACGATGACTCGGATCTCACTCAGCAGCTCGAAAAGAATCTCAAGGGTAGTGGTTACGACTACCATGAGAAGAACAAGTACGTCAAGAGTTGGGGAAAGGATGCCGGAGACGACTACGATAAAGCAAAGAGCAACGCAGAGTCGGACATTACTGCTGCCAAAAAGGAACTCAACACCAGAAAGAAGATGCTAGCGCTAGGCAATCTTTCTCTCGATGAGTTTACACAGAAGCAGAAGGAGTACGAACTTAAGATGCAGGCTTATCATGATAACTGGGGTGAATGGTTTACTGGAGAAGGCAAGAAGAAAAACAAGAAAACCGGTGGCCGTAGGTCAACAGGCGCGCGGACAGATAAGGCTCTTGAAGATTTGAGGAAGCGCATCGACTTATACAAGAAGATGTATGCTGAAATCAAGAAGTTTAAGGAGCTTTATGGAAAAGGTGCTCTTGGTCAGCTTGCTAATGACGGAGAGTTTGAGGCTATATTCAATGATAAAAAGAGGTTCCCTATCTCCGACTACACCAATTATGAGACCTCTATCAAAGAACTCTTGAAGACTCTCCCGGCCTCAACAAGGGAGAGATTGGACTATGCTGCAAACGAGAAGGCTGGCATTCAAACTGAAAGCCGAAAACTTCTCGAAGACCAGCGCAGAGACGAACTGAATGTACTCAATAAGCAGCTTGATACTATATCTGAGCAGTATGAGACATACAAGAAGATATATGAGCTGACAGGAAACAAGAAGGGTTCAGAAAACATAGCTTTCGGAGGAACTGTTCAGTTTGATACATACAAGAGGTTCCTGGAGGAGCAGCTCGATATTGCGGTAAAGCACGACAACGTTCAGTCCGGCCTTAACTTGACTACGGACGAGGTTAAGGAAATGAGTCTTGAAAATGTCAAGGATAAGTATGGCGAGGAGACTCGTGTTTACGATATCCGCAAGAAACTGGAAGATGAGAACAACAAGATCAAGAAGGAGACCATCGACCTGATGGCTAGTCTTATTGAAAAGAATGCAACCATCGCACAACAGATTGAGGATGAAAACCGCAAATACGAGAGACAGCTTGAACTCATCAAGGGCATCGAAGATCCACAGATGAGAGACAGAGCCAAGGCCGGAGCCACAAAGACTCACAACGAGAATGTGGCAAAGCTTCAGTTCGATCAGTTCAAGCAGGAGTCTGACTGGGTTGCTATCTTTGATGACCTTGACAGGGTGTCTTCCGCTACAATCAACTCGATGATTGAGAAGATTGACCAGTTCTCCATGACTACCGGCCTGTCTGTAGAATCAATCAAGCAGTTGAGGGATGCCTTGGATAAGCTCAGAAATGAGCAGATTAGCAGAAACCCGTTCGGCTTCATCTTTGGAGGGGTGAATCGCGGTAAGGCTATCGGAAAGTTCATAAATGAGCGTCTTGGCGGCATGGATGATACCGCGAAGATATTCGTCAGCAAGGAGGAGGCTTCGAGACTCGGAATCGCTGGCGGCGTAAGAACCAAGGCGAGCCTGAAGAATGATCAGCAGTCAGCATACGCAGACTCGTCTAAGGCCATCTCTGAACTTGCGACGAAGATGCAGGCGCTCAATACGGTTCTTGATCCGGTAATCAATCTGTTCAAGGCTATGGGTGAAGAGGATTCAATCCTTGGTCAGATTGTGGGTGGTGCATCAGGTGCATTCTCTTCGGCGGCAAGTACAGCTGGAGCTTTTGATACCCTCAGTAAAATGAAGGGTCTCGGATTCCTTGAAGGTGCTGGTCCATACGCAGCAGCCGCTTCCGCAGCGTTGAGTATTGGCGGCTCACTCATCAAGGCGTTCGGTGCAGACTACAGCAGCTACAACAAGGCGAAGGCTGAGTACGACAACCTGACCTCAATTTGGGATTCTCTCATCTCCAAGAAGACTGAGTACATGAACATCCATTGGGGTACAGAGGCTACAGAGGCATCCAAGGAAGCCAAGGAAATGCTTAAGTCGGAGATTGAGCAGACTAAGGTTATCGCGCAGAAGAGGCTCAATGCCGGTGCGTCAGCTGGCTCCCACTCTATCAAATATAGAATGTGGAAGGGTTCCTATAAGTACAATGGTCAGAACTGGCGTGATGTTGCCGGAGAAATCTCTTCGAAGTACGGAGTCCAGTTCAACGGCATGGAAGACATGCTCAACATGAACGCTGATACATTGTCGAAGATTAAGAAGGATTACACTGGTCTTTGGGCTAACATGGACTCAGATTTCAGAGATTACCTGGAAAAGCTCATTCAGTATGGCGAGAAGGCCGATGACATAATTGAGGCTCTTACAGAGAAACTGACCGGTAACAAGTTCTCTGACTTGGTGTCTTCCTGGGGCGACGCAATGTCAACTATGGCCAATGGGTATGAAGACTTGGTGGATGGCTTTGAAGGAAAATTAAAGGACGCCATCTTGAACTCCATGATTGAGAATACATATGGAGACAAAATCAAGGCTCTTCTGAAGAAGACTCAGGGATACGCAGAGAATGACGACAAGATCAAGGATTCCAACGGAAATGTCATTTCTGAATACACAGGAGCCGAGTATGCCGACGTAAAGAACAGCACAGATGAGCTCTCAAAGCAAATCGAGGCGACACGAGACTTCTTGAAGAATACCTATGGTTGGTCCGACAATAGCAGTTCTTCTTCTAGAAATTCCATTAAGAGTATTACGGAGGAAACTGGTGACCTTATCGCCAGTTACCTCAATAGCATAAGATTATATTGCGCAGAAGATAACACAAATCTTAAGCAGTTGACAGAGCTAACTAAGTCTGCACTGCCTGAGATGAGCGTAATTGCCAAATCTCAGTTGGCTCAGTTGAACGCGATTGCGCAAAACACATTAAGGAGCGCTGATGCCGCAGAGCATATTGATTATCTTTTCAATTCTGTTATAAACGGAACAAAAAAGATAAGAATTAACTAAAATATGGCGTGTCTATTATGACACGCCATATTTTTATGCAAAATGCCATACGTACCCCTTATATTCCGAACGTTTCCCTCTGCACGTAAGTCCTATATATTTTTGATATTTTACCCCAAGAAAATCACAAGCAGATTCCATGCAATCAAAGTATATCCTCTTGCCTGTCTGTATGTTTTCACTATAAACAGCTCTTGCCATAGGATTTTTGCTTCTAAACATTATGTCCTTTTTATGGCAAATAGTATTTGGGTTGTTTACGTTTTCTTTTGCCGTAGCCCACCTTAAATTGCAAACATTGTTATTCTTAGGATTCCCATCTATATGATCAACCTGTGGCTTGTTGAATGGATTTGGTACGAAAGCCTGTGCTACGAGTCTATGAACCTTGAGGAGTTTGTGAGCTCCATCAGAAAGAAGTGCAACGCCAAGATAGCCACATTTCATTTTGTTTTGTGACAGCATCCTTCCTTTGTACACCTTACCTCCTGGTATATTGTATCTAACTCTTGTCAAAGAGAAAACTCTTCCACATGTAGAAACCGCATACTTTCCCTCGTACCCTTCTATTTCTTTCCATTTTTCGTCATCTAAGCACAAAATTCGGTCTCCATATTGACCCAAAATAACATAGTTATCCATTATTCTTCCTCCAATGATTAAAAATATTCCAATGATTAAAGAGAAGGGAAAGCCCATTGGATTAGCCTTGTCAGTCGGTAGCTACTCCGACCTATCCCAATGCAAATATACGAAATAATTTATAAATATACAAATAATATTCAATTTTCTTGCATATATATGCAATATTTTGTATATTTGCAATTGTAAAAAGTTGATTTAAGGTATGAAAGAATATTTCAGGATATACATGCAGAAGGAAGGCGATGGGAATGAGGTGAAGGACTCCATCGCCGACTTCGGTATGTATGTTAGCGAGAATCCGTTCAAACCATGCGATGCCGTCAAGGAACCCATAAAAAGGGAATGGCACGACGAGCATGGTGATGACGAATATATCGGCAAGGATGGACTCTACATGGCTGCATACGAGAATAAGGTCAAGTTCCTGTTCAAGGGCGATGCTTTTGGAGCCAACGATAAGTGCAAGGCTTTCATTGACTATCTCCGCATGTCTGGCATGATGAAAATGTACTGCGACTTCAATAAGATTGGAAGGCAGCATGTGAGACTGAAGAGCATTGATCCGGACCTATACAGATATCCGGGCAGCGAGGACTTGCTTATTCTCTCTATTACTTTCAAGATTAACGACCCTGTTACTGATATTAAGCCGATTAAGGATACACAGGGCAATATTTCAAATTTAGTATAGCATACAGATGAGCGCTTGGAATATTTATCATAAGGATGGCTCGAAGCTGACAGACGTTAACGGAGAGCAGATAACCGTTCATGGATTGGAGTACTCTGATTCCTGGATGGGTGAGTGTTTTTTGACTATCAACTTCAAGCATGAAGTGCCTATCAACTTTCAGATAGGCGACTATATTGTCTATCGTGGCGAGCGGTTTGAGCTCAACTATGAGCCGGGCAAGGATAAGCAGGCCAGACCCGACACATATGGAGAGGGCTTCGTATATGACAGCGTAAAGTTCAATGCATTGCAGGATGAGCTTGCCAGGGCAGAGTTCCTCGATGTGGTATTGAACGATAACGAGCTTCACTACACTGCCCTGCCGAAATTTCCATTCTATGTACAGACTTTGGATGATTTGCTAGACAGAATCCAGGCATGCTTAAACGAGCAGATTGGTGCAGGTCTTTGGAAGATTTACTCCCGAAACAAGGACCGTTCCGTTCAGCGTGGAGCCCTTGAAAGTGAGTGGTTGTCGGTTTATGGTGAGAAAACCGACGATAACGTCATCGAATCGATGTCCATTACAGTGGATTCGCAGACCTGTTGGCAAGCCCTTGCGCTTGTGAACGAGAAGTGGGACATAAACTTCATCGTCAGAGGAAGAAACATCTATGTCGGTACTACCGGAATACAGGCTAATCATATCTTCAAGTACGGACTCGGTAATGGATTATATGAGATTGTTCAGAACGCTGATTCCGACCAGAGTGTCGTTACGAGATTGAGAGCTTATGGTTCCGAGAAGAATCTTCCTTCTCACTACTATGCGGACCTCGGAGTAAAGTACGTGGCAAATATCACAAAGGTGGTTGCGGCAACAACACACGTAGAACTCGAACTGGACATTGATTATATTGAGACATATTTCAAGAATCAGAGAAAGTATATTGTCTCTGTGGAATCCGGAGAGCAGTCCGGCGGATGGGTACTTAAGGTAACCTTTGATTTCAAGACTGAGATTACCGGTTATGTAACACAGGCATACGGCTCTAAAAAATGTAGATTCTATTCTGAGCTGAAGGGAACACAGACTGACACCGGAGATGAGGAATCAAAGGAGAAGCTTGATGCGTTTATTGCGCAGGTCAAGGCCGGAAATACAAAGATGTATATCACGTCCGGTCTCAACAAGAAGGCAGTTCCTTCATCCATGAAGGAGTACGCAAAGAATCTTCCGAACAACATGTCCATCAACAGACTTATGTTGCCTGGATTCCCTCATGTATCGCTGAGTGATTTCTATAACACACTCACGGATGAAGAGAAGAAGTACGTGAATCCTACCGGGAGACAGCATAAATTCTCCACAGATCCACACAGGCCATACATCGATTCAGTAAACATCGATCAGATTGGTCTTCGTTCTGCATCGCAGTTCTTTGAAACAGATGATAAGACAAATGGAGTTATTGAAATCTACCCTACTATCGAGGAGATGGAAATCGGTGGTGTACGTGTTGATGAGATTGATGAGGGTGTGACTCCTGATGATGACGGAAGATTTGGCGATAATGAAACCGTAAAGAATGTTGATATCTATCTTAAAAAGGCTATCGACTTTGATATCAACGACTTAAAGGATGACGACTTCTCCATCTCGATGAAGGATGGTATGTGTGGCGGACGAACATTCAAGGTAGCATCCTCAACCAAGATTGATGGAAGATGGAGGCTTACTATTAAAAGAGTAAAGGACGACGCTCTTGAGCTGTGGTTCCCATACAAGGACTACCCTATCAAGAATGGCGACCATTTCGTTCTTACCGGCATCACACTTCCTGATTCGTATGTCAATGCTGCGTCTCTGAAGCTCCTTAAATACGCCATAGCATTCATTGACAAGAACGACTACACAAGGTACGTCTATCAACCTAAGGTTGATGAGATTTTCATGGCAAGACAGCATGATCTTGCTGAAAAGGATACTACAGGAGTTATCAAGAGTCTTCATGATACGCTCAAAGCCGGAGACTTGATGGAGTTTGAGGATACTGACCTCAGAATTGGCGGTGTAATATCCATAGATCAGCTCACAATCAAGGAAGAAGATGGCAAGATACCGACATACGACATAACTCTTCGTGAGGATAAAGAGGTTGGTACTATCCAGAAGATTCAGCAGCAGATTTCGTCGCTCCAAAGCGGAAATGGAGGAACTGGTGCAGGCTTGACAACTACACAAGTCAAGGGCCAGATTGCAACAGAAGGAAGTAAGCACTTTATCTCAAAGATAACCGACGACACCGCAAAAGGGACAGTTACCTGGGAAAAGGTGCAGAAGTTCTTGCAGGGGTTGCATATCGGTAACTCCAACGAGTTTAGCATAGATGGAAGTGGTAACGCTATCCTATCTAATGTGTTGGTGAATCTATTGAAATCACTCGATTTTAACGAGGCAGAGCAGAGTGGTTTTGCTATTAAGCAACGAAGCGATGGTAAGTTTCAAATGTTGCTCACGGATTTGATAGTGTGGGGTAAGGCTATCTTCAACACCCTTCTTATTCGTGAACTTAGCTACGTTGGTGGTAACATCGTCCTCTCCCCTGCCGCTGGCAAGATAAGCTACATCAAGGAAGTATATAGCGAGACAACTAATGAAATGATTGGCTGGAAGTGCTATCTCCTCGCTGATGATGGAACGACCGCCACAATCAACTCATTCAAGGTGGACGACCAAGTTAGGTGCAAGACATTCAATATCAAGGCTGGTGTCTATGAGAACGTCAGCAACAAGGACTATTGGAGAATTGTTTCCAAGGTCTCAACAGAGAATGAGATAATCACCGATGCTGAAGGTCATGAGCTCTATGACGGAAAGAAGTTCGCATGGATTCAGATAGCCAAAGACAACTGCATGGAAGGCTCGGACAATCCTGCTGCTGGTGATACTATCGTTCTTATGGGTAACAGAAGTGATACAAGCCGCCAGCATCTTCTCATAATGGAGACAGAAGGAGATTCTGCACCTAGGTTCACTATGTATAGGGGTATCAATACATACTCGCTGAAGGACAAGTCTATCTTTGACGTTTCCTTCGATGGTATCAACATCGTGAGCAAATACTTCAATATGGTGAGCGTCAGCGGCGAGAAGGTATGGACTCCCGTCTATCGTGGTGATTGGAAGGAAGGTACGGAATACAGCTACTATGATGAGGTTACATGGCTTGGCACAAGATGGCTCTGTATCTCTCCAGAAGGACAGACCACGACCGATGAACCATCTGAGGATTCTCCATATTGGAAGGCTACCACCAACGTGTATACACCAAAGCTATACCTCTATACGGATATAGTCAATAGCGGAATTGCTATAGGCGAGACACACAATATTACTTGCAAGTTAATGCTTGGTGATAAGGATGTATCAAACGGAGTAGCATCATGGAAGGTGACACGCAAGACCAATGATTCTGTAGATGATGCTGCTTGGGCGACTAAGGATAAGGTTAAGAACTTCAATGGCTCAATAGATATTGTCTGGTCTAATGATGGAACAGAAGACGATTTGGGCAAGAGTGATACTGCAAAATTTGTATTCACGGCAACGACCACAACAGGAAAAATTCATCAAGAATATATTAAAGTTTAAAAAATAGGAGATTAAAAATATGGGAAAAGAAATTCATCTTTCGGCAACCGCAGCAGTCAGAAGAACATTGAAGGGCGACACGTTATCCCTCAGTCTGCAAACGAATGGCGTACCGCTCTTTCAAGGTCTGAACCCTGATACGTTTACCGTCTCTCCTAAATGGAGTGAAGACGGAATACATCCAGTTATTACCCCGACTGTAGGCTCTGCACGCAAAAATAACGTGACACTGACAAATCATGCTTGGGCTTACAACGGCAAGGATTTAGGTTTCGGTTTCAGTGGAACAGGATGGGAGACTTCGACTGTTGATAATAGATTTAAGCTAAATCATGCAGATGGTTCTCTCTCTATTATCGGAGACCTCGCATCAAAGGTTAACCAAGATTCCGATACTCTTACATATTCGGGTGATGCAGTATTGGGAGCTAGTACATACGAGATGGAGAAAAGTATTGATATATTGGTATCTATGCTTGGCGGCTCATCTTATTTCGGTGGCGTTTCAGCAGATACTACGGTACTAAGCAAGGGACAGACACAGGCTGTACTCAAACCTTGGTTGTTCAATTCAGCAGGTGGAGAGGTTTCCACATATTCGGTTAAGCTGTACAGAGGTAGCGGAACAGACCTTGCTGGAACTTATAATAACCCAGCAAGCGGAATTACCATACACAGAGATAAGACAGGAGACACGGACAAACTCTATGTAGACAGTCACCAGCTCTTCGTCCTCGAATTTATTGTTGATGGCGCAGCCGTATACCGTACAGGTATCAGTATTGACGATATATCTGATATTTACCAACTTGCTCTTAATTCTATCGGGCAAGTTGACGAAGACAACAATCAGACATTCCGATGTATCGTTACCAACTGTGAATCAGGTAAAGCACCGAGAAGTATAAGTGGTAATGTCACATTCGTAATCTATACTGATAATAATGGCTCTGTGGAGAATAAACGCTCGGAAACAATGACTTGGGCTAAGAATGTAAGTGATGGATTCGTTGTACGTAATGCTGATACTATTGATGAGAATAACAATATCATCGGTGTATCGGTGTCAGCAGATGCGTATTTAACAGTTGATGATTAGGAGGAACGATTATGCCAATAGTTAGTAATAAGGCTAATAGAATATTTGCACCTCTGGATATAGCGAAATCGGTAGTATGTGCTTCCCCTAAGTCTCCATTCATGCAGACGATGGCAGGTGACAAATTCTTCCCCGATAGAACTCAGAGCGGTTACGAATGTATTGCTTACCCACAAATCAACGCAACAGCAAAGGATGATTCGTGGGATAGCAAGAAGTCGAATATGTCTCTTGCCAATATGGTATGGAAGGTATCAACTGGTACGGAGTGGAAGGATATATCTAAGATTAATGCTTGGAGCGGAAAGTATAGCATTGATACAAGCAATACGTCTAATCGTGGTACGCTTACTATTCGAAGAAATCTTTCGAGCAATGATAAGCAGCAGTTGATATTCGAAGCTGACCTCTACGATTATAGAACGAACTCTGTAGTGCATCTCATTACCGACCCTATCACTCTGTATACGGCAGATAAGGGCGCAGATACCTATGGTATGGGCATTCGGGAAGATACCGATATTTCCTATAACCCATTCCTTGACAAACTGGCACTCTATGAATATAAGGTTGCTAATAACATCATATCGGCATCTACAGAAGCAAGAAACGCTTGCTTTGACGGCAATCAGTATGAATGTCACATTCCGATTGATGTATATAAGTCTAAGGATAGAATTACAAGCGGATTCTCTATTGAGCTGTATCGAGGAACGACTAAGATGTCTGCTTCGTCTGCTGCAAGCCCTAACGAGATTATATCTATCTCTGCATCAGAGATTGTACTTGACCTTAGACTTGTAGAGAAGAATAATTATACCATCAAGGCGGTAATAAACGGCAAGGCTGTTGCTCAGTTCCAATTTTCCGCTTCTAGGTTCTATCCTTCTTTCAACCAGCCTGAGTTTATGGTATGCAATGATATTGAATGGGGTAAGATATACAGAAGCAACAAGGCTATTTTGGAGTATAACGGAAGGGTTGTTGAATACCCTAACCGCATCGTAGAATTGCAATGGCTTACAGAAGCAACTAATGGTAATTTCGTTACAAATAAGTCTTGGCAAGAGGGCGATTCTTGCTACTTCTCAATCAAGGAATCAGGACTTGGCGATGTTGAGAGCGATTACCTCGAAGAACAGATAGAATATGGGCAGAGAGCAGCAAACGACTATCTTCTTGATGAAGGTGACAATTATCTTCTTGATGAGGATGGCAATCCGTTGATAGATTAGTAATATTTAAAAATTAAGACAATATGGGTGTAAAATTAACAGAGAAAAAAATCGTGTCGGCAATGAATACCGACCAGACTTTTCTGATTGTCGCAGATGGCGCTCTACGCAGATTAAGTCTCGGAGACCTACAGAAAATGATGGGTAATAATATCTTCTACCCGACAATCACTTTGGAACAATCCTCAAACCCGAAGTTCGCTCTGCCAACGCCTTTCATGGCTGATATGTATCAGAGAGCAATGGGTGGATATATGATGAAGGTCGTGAATGGTAAAGCTTACGCAGCGAAGCTCGACCCTAGCAACTGGGAGTTCTTTGCCGATGGAACTAAGGTGGATGATGCCTCGAAGTATGAGACGATGGTTCATGTTCCTGATTGCCACTTTAAAGCAGAAAACAAGACTATGCAATTCGGTGGATTGTTCCCTATATCAGGCGGCAAGACTTTCGATTCTCCTAATTGGGTAGGCGCATACGAGATGTACGTTGATGCAAGCGGTATTGGTCATTCAAGACCTAATGTTGCTCCTTCGCATTCTAGAACGATGAGCGCATTTTGGTCTTGCGCACAAAAGCTTGGTAGCAATTTCGGTCTTGCGAACTACGGATTTCAATGTCTTATAGAAGCGTTGTATCAAGTAAGTTACGGTGACCTTAATAGTCAGTCTGCTATTGGATCGGGCTTCCAGAGCGGCTCGTGGGAAGCTTGTCGTGATGTTCCTATGGGTAAGTGTATATCACTGGGTGATGGTAGCGGTAAGGTGCTCTATAACGATGCCACACTCGGTAATCAATATTCAGTTAAGCTGTTTGGCTTCGAAGATTTATGGGGCAAGTTATGGGAGTTCCGACCAGGTATTCGTTTTTATATGGATGGCGATACCAGATATGCTGTTGTATATAGTGGTAACCGTGTAAGCAATACAGCAGATGGCAGGAAGTTTACTATTCCATCATCTGCGGGTGGACAGTTTATTACACGTAAAACGCTAGGTAGCCATTGGGATGCGTTTCCGCAAGCTGTAGGAGGTAGTGATAGCACATACTACTGCGATGGCCTCTGGGCGTCGACTAGTGGCGAGCTGCTGATCGTTGGGGGTTACGCTTACTCCGGGTCGCGATGCGGTCTTTCGTATGCGGGCTCGAACTACGGTTTCTCGAGCTCGGGGACGATCATCGGTGCTCGCTTGGCTTTCTACGGAAACCCGATAATCGTGAGCGGCTCGGAGCTCATGGCGATGTAAGCCAACGCTTAGGCGTTGGCTGTACATCTGCCAGTGAGCCGAATTAAAATAATTGAGAATTAATAATAATAATGTAAAACGCAAGATTGAAACTATCAAGTTGAAAATCTCCTTTCAATAGGATTCGCAGACACAAAAAATATAAGCAACCTAATTCCGTGCGATAAGATTTTCTACAACCACGGAGTTGGTGAAGAAAAGGTGATACATCATGGAGCTGCTGAACGTTGGGGGTAACGCTAACAACGGGTCGCAATGCGGTCTTTCGTATGCGAACTCGAACAACGGTTTCTCGAACTCGAGGACGAACATCGGTGCTCGCTTGAATTACTACACAAGATTTCTATTTTTAGAATGACGATATAATTTACACTGTTCCTTGCAAGTCGTAAAGCTACGGGATAGCTTTTGGACGAGAGAGCACATGATTGAACCTGTCTCGATGTAGGAATATTTATTCTGACAGAGCGAAGATTAAAGGCGTTGGGTATGAGTAGTTGGGTATGTCCTACTGCAACAGAGCCCCCTCTCACAAGTAAGTGATACAGTTGTACGTATGTACCGAAAGCCAGTGAGCCGAGAGTGTAGAAAGCCTATTGATAAGGAAAGCGATTTTTGAAATATTGGTTGAAGTATAAAAATGACGGACGCACAAGAGCTGGCGTATAAGCGCAAGGCTAAACTTCGCAAGAAGCACAGAAAGGTCAGGGCAGAACTTGTTAGTGATATGATCAACCTCAATATTGCGGTAAGGAAATCACGCAAGGGTAAGGAAGGCAAGAAGGGAGTTGTGATATTCGATAAAGACTATAATGGTAATCTTTTGAGATTACAGAGAAGTCTTATAGATGGAACTTATAAGACTAGCGAAGGTCACGATTGTATGAGACGATGCCCTTGCGGTAAGGTAAGAAAGCTGCATAAGCTTCCGTACTATCCAGACCACGTTGAGCAGCATGCCTTGATGCAAGTTCTGATGCCATGCCTTATAAGAGCTCTCTATATAGAGAGTGGTGCAAGTGTAAAAGGCAGAGGGATGATTTATGCGAAGCGCAGAACAGAACGATGGATAGACGAGAACAAGTCATATGGAAGATTGTATTACTGCAAGCTTGATTTTATCAAGTTCTATGAGAATATTGACCAGCATGAGATATACAAATCTCTGTGTGATTTCTTTACCGATAAAGGAGTTAGAAGACTTTTATATGAAGTTATCTTTGCTCTACCGAAAGGTCTAGGAATTGGTCTATATCCTATTCAGACTCTTACCAACTTCTATATGAGTATCTTATGTAGATTGGTATGTAGAAAGTTCGATGTCAAGGTAGAGATATATTGTGATGATATGGTTATTCTCGGCAAGAATAATAAGGAAGTATGGAAAGCCATCAACTTCATATTGGAATATGCTGATGAAGTGATGCACCAGCAGTTGCACGATAATATCGGAATGCAGATAATTGATGATACGCATTTCCTTGATTTCGTAGGATACCGTTTTTACTTCAACCATACAATGTTAAGAAAGCGCATGAAGGAGAAATTCAAAAAGAAGATGCACAACCTTAAAAATCCTATGAGGAGATACCAAGTAGCTATGAGCTACAAGGGTTGGTTGATGCACTGCGATGGTTTTAATCTTTGGAGAATGATAACAAAAATGAATAGTTTTGATGATTTTAAGATGCCGCAGATTGAGGACAGAGATGCCAACGGCAAGAGAATGTTTGAAGGTCAGAGGATGAGCGCAAGCTACTTTGCCGAGAGAACTATTGTTTTCCTTGATGTTGAATTTGATGTAGATAGCAAGGTTCATAAGTCAGGGAAGAGTAATGTTGTTAGCGTTGAAGAGAATGGACAGAAGTTTAAGTTCTTTACTAACAACAAGAAACTCGTTGAGCAGTTACAATGGTGCTCAGACAATGATAAATTCCCGTTCTTTGGAAAGTTGCGTAGAATGAATCAGAGCGGCAACCCTGATTTCAGAATAGTAGGAACAAAAGCATAAGTGTAATATTTAAAAAGAAAGGATATTATCATGGAAATTAGAAAGTCTACATTTGATTACTCACCTAGTCTGATTGAGTATGAGGGCAATTTTATTCGCATCAATTTTGATGTCGAGCAGATTGAGTTAGCCAATGGCATGGATAGTGGTGAAAGCAAGGGAAAAGCTACAAGACTTGCTTATGCCGCACACGTTGTACGTATCGAGCAGCCTGTGGAGCGAGGTAAGATCGTTGATGCTATTGTCTCATCCGCTTATCCTACAGATAAGATGCAAGCTATCATCAATAACCATTTCGCTAATCTTGCCAAAATTGCGGATGGCAAGAAGCTTGATGCCGATGGCGAGGAACACGAAGCTGAGTATAACGATATGCAGGAGTGGCGCACAAAGGCGAAGGCTGTAGCTACGGATGTTATAGACAATTATATCAGTACTCATTAAAAGGAGGATAATAGCCTATGAAAAAGGTAGTACATCTTTTTGCCTCGCAGCGTGTCAACCGCAAGGCACGTACTGATAATGAGGAGGTGTTCAGGGAGAAAGTAACGCTCATTACCAACAAGCAGATGAGTATCGGTCAGCTTGCCGACTTCTCTCAGTTGGTTAAGGATTTGGCTGCGGCTGGTATTGTTATTAGCGGAAATCAAGTTGCTATTAAGGCTAAACAGACAAGCGTTATTGGTAGTGATGGCAGCACCATCGCCCTCTTTGATACCGAAGGAAAGAAGCTCAATGCTAACTTGATTGACGCGATAAATATCGTAACACAGGCACTTCAAACTGGAACTATCAAGGCAGGGGATGCTGTAATCGAAAATCTGAAAGCCAGCAATATCAATTTGTCTGGTTCTTTTCGTAGCCCATTTGTGCCTGTTGGTGGAGGTTATGAGAACAAATTCGCTGATAACATATCTCTTGTAACCCGTAATAGTACTCTGGATTTACATATTAAATCAACTGGTCTAGACCAAGTTGGTAGAGTAATACACCTTACACATTTCAAATGGAATAATCAAAATGCAGACTATGGTAATGTCTATATAGATGTACCAGAGGGCTTTTTTATCTATGAGAATGGCGTTGCTTTCAAAAAGATTAGATTATCTAGGGAATGTGTTACACTCCTAGGGTTGGGCGATGACAAGAATTTCTTCGGTTGGTGCGTTATAAGTAGGTGCGATTTGATGACTAATCATTCTTACGGAAGAAATAAAAAAGTTCTTGCTTATGGTAGGGTGGATGGAACTTCGTCAGGTGCAAGCATTAAGTATCGCACATTCGATGGGTCTAAACTCAGTGTAAATCGTCTCAGTACAGGACAGTATGAAATCATAGCTCCACGCAAATGGTTTTTAGATAAGGAAGATGGTTCATTAAACCTTGATGCTGTGTTCGTAACCCTTACAGGCATTGGGTATAGTTATGATGATAATCAAAAATCCTCTCCTATTAAGGCAACTTTTTGGGGAGCTAAAAAATACAACTTATTGGGTGTTGATATTAAAGATAGTATTTGCATAGAGGTACATACATCCGATGATGAAACACCTAACGATGGCAGTTTCAATTTTGAAATTTCGAATTTCGACGATTTTGATTATTTAGCATAGCTAATTAAAAATATCACAATTATGAATAGATTAAGAGCATTCTTGGATATTATCTTCTCTGTCAATGAGAGAAATGTGTGCGGAATGATATTGTGCCTGTTTCTGAGCCTTTTCGTTTCGTGCGAATGCGGGTGGAAGGGAGTATTATTTCTCCTTGTAGCGATGATTGCGAGGGAGATTTGGCAATATAAGGTATATCACCTTCTCGCTTTTGAATGGGAAGACGTGGTAAGATATTCCCTTGTTATCCTTCTCGGCTGGTTGGTTATACAGATAGCATAGATTCAAGGCGGTTACTCTAATATGGATAGCCGCCTTGTTTCTGTTACCAAAAAAAACGATGAAATGGTAACAATAATTTGGTAACAAAACTTTCAGATTGTTACTTTTCGCAAAGTTTAACACAGAAATATTCTCATTTCCATTAATTTTGTGCAAAAAAGTGTATCTTTGCAACACTTTTCTTATTATTAAAAATGAGGAACTAAGAACAAATAATAAACCCAAAAAACAAAAGGAGAAGAATTTATGACTAAAGAGGAAGAAGATGAAGTCCATCG